CTCGCCGACATAGCTCAACCAGATATCCCCGGGAGCAGTCTGCATTATAGAGATATTGTCAAAGTCAGCATAACGACCAGAGATGGTAGCGACAGCAACACAGCGAATATAATGGGTGGTTTGTGTCGCTACGAAAGTAGAAGTATATACACTACTTCTTTCAGTGGTATCGCTATATACCGTTGAAGTTCCTGCCGAATCATTTGCAATTTGAAAGATAACACTAGTGGCAATCCGCTCATTATTTTCATAGGAGACAGAATATGTCTTACCTACGACACAAGTAATCGCTTGATAGGCATAGGCACTCACAGTAGAAGTAGTTGTAACTCGTAATGCCTGAGCACCGATAGATAATGTCGTATTAGGACCAGCAGTCCATCCTGTAGTAGCCGTCGGAAAAGTTCCGTTAGTAACTAATTCCACTGGAACAGTGGGACTAGTTATTCTTAGATATGCTCCACCCTGTACACCTTTATCTTTTTGATCATAATTGATAATGCCTTCGCCTTCACGAACCAGCCAACGCTTCGCGAATTTGGTAGAGTTCTTATACTCCATCTCATCAATAAGAACTTCACTCAGCGGCTTGCCATAAACTGTCTCATAGTACTCGGCTCCAAAAGTGCCGACAGACTGGCTCCAAGCAGAACCGCTCCAGCGATACAGAGTTTTCGTAGTATCTTGGTACCAGAGATCTCCCTGAACAAAACCTCCGGTTGGGGCTGTCGGTGACACATCACTAAAGTAAGTAGTGATCTTGCCATCAGCCGTTGCTTGAGCACCCGCCGCAGCCGCTAGTGCATCTGTGACTCTAGTATCGGTTATAGAGGACCAACTAATTCCGGTCCAACGATATTGCTTATTCCCGTCATTAGTATCAATCCAAACATCATCTACCTGAACACCATCTGTCTCAACAGTCGGGGCATTAGCTTGATAATAGAAAGTAATCGCATCATTAGACGCTGCTAGTGCGGCTAGAGTCGCAGCAATAGCGGCATCCGTTCCATGCTGAACCATGATGCGCTGCTTCTGATAAACCATATCAACAGAGACAGCAGTCACTTCAATATAGAATACCAAAGGAGATACAGATACATTCGCTATCGGGATAGTGCCGCCTGTCACTACGACATTCTGGTTAAGATTGTCTTTCGCCGTGACAGTAATCGGCGCAGTAGTATTACTTCCTGTCGCAGTTATAGTGATAGTCTGCGCGGGAGGATCCGGTTTATTAAGATCATCAAAGAAGAAGCGATTACTAGATAGCGTCAACGACATTGACTGTAGTGGTGCAGAAGAATCCCGCACCATAGTAAAGACTTCTTCTACTGAGAACTCCCCAATGCTAGCGCGTACGACAGCACTCGCAGAAGCAACCCCTGAATTCGTTACCGTGATGACACCTAAGTTATCAATGGTGATCCACGGTTCATTATTGGGAATCCTAAACTGAACGTCCGAAAGATCGTTCACCTGAACATCATTTAAGAAGACTTTATACTCACCGGCATTAGCATAATTCGCAGGAATTTCACCAGAAGAGATATCTACATAATGATAGCGTTTCGTGAGATAACCATTGAATGCTTGTACAGGGATAGTGAAATCCCCCTGTGACATGACTGTAGCATTCTTGGCGTATTTCACACGAACCTTATGTAGAGGTTGAGGAGATGCTGCCTTGCCAAGATTCATAAGATCTTCAGCGCGTATAGAAGCAGATGAAGGACGGAACCTAAATTGACGGAAAGTGATTAATCCAGTACGACTTACATACCAGAAAGCATTCATGGAAGAAGCCATAGTCTCCACGAATTGATCGACCTGAAAGTCTGGTTCTGCTAAATAAGCACCCTCAAAATTATAAGGACATTCCCCGGAAGCTTCAGTGAAAGAAGCAACATCTATATCTGCTGTGACAAGACCTACTCGTGTACTGAGTAGAAATTGCTTCACCATCTCAGGGATATTTGTAGCAGTGTTGAACTGACCAACGGCATCCACTGTAACGATACCGTAAGGAGGAGCTCCTAAACGAAGATAGCCCTGTGCCAGACAAGTTGCATAATATCCTGGGGCGATCGTGGCTGCTGCGAGCAGAGCATAGGTGGCATAGTTCGCAGAAAATGTTAAAGGTACACCACGATCATAAACTGCATCCACAGAAGCCAGAGTACCATCGTGAATCTGTGAAGTGAGAAGAGCTATGTCAATCAGTACCGGAGAAAGATTACGAGTCTTTCCGAATAGCAAGGGTTTCCGGCGATCTCTAAGTTCAACTCCGCCTTCCTGCGCCCCGGAGCCGAGGAACTTAGTCTTCTGCATCTGTTCAATTAACTTGTAGCTATTATCTTTCAGGGTAAGAACAAGACTGCTGAGATCAGTAGTAAGTTCAAGAGTGACTCCTACAAACTCAGTAACATAAGTCGCGTAGGCTGCTCCTTCCTCACCACTTTTAATAGTGACTGCACGATTATCCCAGTTGTAATTGAGAAGATAATCAAACCGACCATCCGTATTTAGAATAACTGCTGAACCGACGGAAGTATTAGTCTGCCCCGGCATATTATCTTCAAAAACAGAAGTCTCATGTGAGAAGGATCTCTGCAGTCTTACAGGATAAGGATCAGCTGTACCGAGATCTGCTTCAGTGGTAAGGCCCGCTGAAAAGTACGCATTCTTTATAGTTCCAGAAGCTGGATCAAGGGGCTTGCACTCAAGCAGATAAACTCTATCAGCCAAAATTCCTACTCACTATACGAGATTAACATCTGAACCATATATTCCGCCACCACCACCAGAACCTCCACCATAACTGCCGCCTCCACCTGTGGTAGCACTTGTTCCATAAGAACCTCCTGTTCCACCAGTGCTAGCAACTCCAGTTCCAGTTGGTGGAATATAACCAGCCGGATAACCATTAGTCCCCGTAATCTGACCTAGGAGGGCACCTAAGATACCACCAAATCCATAGTTCAGGGTGTCAACTACTTGGGTACCACTCTCAACTACAGCCTCACCGACCTGCTCAGTGGCAGCAACCATCTCGGCATTTCTAGCATTGATCTCTGCTACAATAGTATCAATATCCGGTAGAGCCGGGAGATCAGTGAGACCTGTGCCTCCGCCCGCTCCTCCCGTAGCACTAGAAACTTCCTTCAGGAAATCGGTCACCTCTTGGAAGATATCAAAGTACTCAACACTGGAGGCTCCTATCGAGCGCGCAGCGTCTAGATAATTAGTCGCATAAGTGTTGAGTTGATCAACATTCGTGTAGTCCCCAGAGGATATCTGTGACACTAGTCCACGGAACATCTGTTGAGCATTACCAAAGATTGACTGTGCTGACAACGGGGAAGCACTGGAGGCAGTCAGGCTTGTAAGGAGATCTTTGGCGATCTTCTTGATGCCATTGTTGGCTTCCTCAGCCATCTGCTTTACGAGTTCCGTGCGCCTCAAGCCGTAGTATTTCTCAACCGCTACGAGATCACCGCCCACGGCCATAGCATTCTCGACCGTCTCTCTATATTCCCTCTCAAGATCATTGAAAGCAGCAAGCGCGGGATTTTCATAACCTAGAATTCCCTGGGAGATCTGGTAGTTAAAGTCCTTCTTCATTTGTGCCATCATACGATCACGAGCAGCAGCAAGAGCCTCGGTGTTTAATCCCAGCTCAGCAGCTTGGCGACTCAGTTTCTTCCACGCATCATTAAGATCCTTAGCCTGTTTGGCAAGATCTGCCATGTGGAAAGAACCCTTGATGAATTCCTCATAGGCTTTACCGACCCCAATGTCTTCCTGGAGCTGCTCCATAGTGGTAGCCTTCGTATTAGCAAAGACTTGCTGCATGACATTACTAAGGCCAGTGATCATTCCTTTCCGTACTTGCTGGATGAGAGCAAAAGCCTGAACTTCAGTATCAGTACCCTTGATCCAGTCAACACCTTCACGACCGAGAGGCTTACCTTTACTTGATGTGCCTAGCAAAGAATAGAAAGATTCTGCCGTTGCTCCCTTTTTCTTACTAAACACTCGCTGACCAAATGATCCATACGAACCCGCTGTAAGAGTAGCGTCTAGGTTTTCTGCGAAATCATTAAACATCTTGGCAGCAGCGTCAGCCATCTGCTTACCAATTTTCTTGGAACCCTTCCCGTACTTTCCAGCCTCACCAACGACAGCGATACCATCCTCACCTACGACAATTGAACCATAGGAAGAAGGAATCTTTGGCTTTTTCTTTAAGAATCCAAGAATACCGCCGACAACCGCACCGACCCCCGCACCGATCGCACCACCCATTGGACCGAACATGCTTCCCAATTTGTAACCCGCTGCTGCTCCACCGACAACACCGCCGACAACAGCCTGAGTCCGGAACCCGCCGCCGAGAGCCTTAGCTACTCCTTTACCGACTGCGTTCCCCATCTTCCACATACCATACGCTTCTGCAGCGACTCCAACAACTCCAGAGATAGATCCACCGATACCTTTACCAGTCTGAAAACTCTTCTTCATTGCGTCGCCAGCAGCCTTAGCAGACTTAGGATCAAATAATTTCTTAAGACCAGAAATAGCCTTAGTGAAACCTCCCGATGGAGAAGTTATAGTTTGAAGGGTTTGAATAGCCTGATAACTAGTTCCGGGACCACCCTGAACTAGATTACCATTGATGTCCATCATGACTTCGCCGACTTCTTTGCCGATCTCACTCGCAGCTACCTTAGTCTGTGCCGAAGCAGTAGAAGTACTTCCTGTATCACTACCACTCATGAAATTGAATAGTGAACCCAAATTGAATCCGCCTCCAGCCGAGCCAATAGAGCCGCCTCCGGTAGAGCTTGTGGTAGTCCCTCCTGCTGCTCCTGGAGCAATACCTCCCATGACTCCTAAGAGAGAATCCCTAAGGAATTGTTTCAGGGGATTGTAGACATAGGCATCCATGATGATATTCTTGAGGTCTTTGAAGATACCCTTCAATGTTTTCAGGAAGCCCTGTCCACTCTCTATCCCCTCCTTGAAACCGTTAACAATCGCGTCAGCCATATCAGTAGCAAGCTGAACAAGTTTCTCGTACGCATCCTCCATCTTCTTCATGACGCGAATTTGTTCTTGCATACCCTGAACAACTTTAACACGATCGGCAATTTCTTTTTCTGTTGCCCCATCACTCGCCATCTTGGCGCGAAGTTCGACTATCTCCTTTAGATTAGCAACCTGCTCTGGAGTTCCTCCTTGGGCATAAACTCCGGCCATCTGTGTATTAACTGTCTTAGCAACCTCAAGTTCACGCTGGGCATTTAAGAGTTCAGTCTGGCGAGCAAGTTTTACCTTGGCATCATATTCTTGTTCAATTTTATCTATATTCGCATCACGATAAGCCTGGGACGCTCCTAAGAGTTGCTGTTCAACATACAAGAGCTTGTTGTAATCTTCCTGAGTTCCTCCGGCTGCAAGAAGAGCGTTGGCTTGCTCTTGAATCTTATTCTCCTGTTGCATTCCCGCCAGAGTCTGCGATATCTCCAGATGCTTTTGTGCTTCTGCATTTTGCTTTTGCCGAGCAGAGTAAACATCAAGGATAGCTTGTTCAGCAGCAGCGGCAGTAGAAATATCAACACCCGCAGCGATCTGATTATTTTTCTGCATATCTTCAGCGAGAGCAACAATACCTTTAGCTTCTTCCTCGGTAGTCTTGAAGGTATCCTTGAATGCTTTTAATTGAGTGTTAGCTGCTTGTTCAGCCGCCGCTGCAAAAGGATCCATACCAGCAAGAAGATTTTCAGAAGCTTTTGCCGCACCTTCAGTTTCTAAGGTGAGATCAGATAATGCTTCTTGGGCAGAACGAATAGAAGTCTTAAGTTTATCAGCCCATTCTTCAGCTGGAGTCTTACCTCCGGTCTTTGCAGCTTTCTCTATGGGTTCACCAGTGATGCCTCCTCCTTCTGCTGCCGGACCAGCGAAAATTTCTTCGGCTTCTTTCCTATGCTGTTCACTCTCATACGAAAGACCCATCATCTTATACGTGGATGGATTGAACTGTTCAAGTCTTCCACCCACCATCTCATAACCCTTCTGGGCTATGGCTCGCTCAGGCCCAGACAGAGCTCCGAGTTCTCCCTGCACCCCTGCAAGCATCCCCAGTCTACCCGCTGCTCTCTGGTACTCTTTGGGACTTGTCGCTCTTGCAGCTTCAGCGACGGCTTTCATAAGTTCAGGGTTAGTAATTCTCTCTCCCATAAACATCATGTAGCCTGTCGCTCCGTGTTCTCCAGGCTTGGCAGCGATGCGAGTTCCGCCTAGGCGTCCAAAGAGACTTGTAGAAGGTTTATCAACTCCTCCAGTTATTCCTTGGACAGCTTCTCTCCATGTACCTTGAGCAGTAGCAACCTGAAGACGAATTCTTTCTCGTAAACTTTGATTTCCTCTATCTAGTTGATTAGTATTCTCCATTATTTCTAAAGTAAACTGTTCAACTGCATTCTCCGCGACTGCACTTGCTCTGCCAGAGGCCCTTAGAGCATCTTCATTTTTATGTAATTCTCTGTTCCAATTCATATAAGCGGCGACTACCGCGACAATAACTGCTGCAATTATAAGAAATATGTTGGCTTTCATTACAGCATTCAGAGCCATCCAAGCTCTAGTCGTAACAGTAGTCGCGGCAGTGACACTCCCCATGCCCGCCGCCATCATGAGAGCTGTTCCTCTGAGACCAGCCATCGCATAAGCCGTGAGTTTTACAGTAGTGACTAATCCGAGAAATGCTTTCTGCAAAAGTCCTAGAGCAGCTACCCATTTGAGAGTAGCAGAAAGAGCAAGGGTTCCCATTGCATAAACAACGAGATTAATATTCTCAGCTACAACTTTCATAGTTTTGCCGAGAACCCAAAGAGCATCACTAAGACCTTCAGATTCTAAGAATGCACGCATGGTATCTGCTAAAGCTATAAGAGCTTCATTCATACCACTAGAACCGAGACCAGCAGCAGCATTCACGAAAGAATTCTTCAGGCGATTAAATGCTGCATCAACAGTCTTAGACATCTTTTCTGCTGAATCTGCAAATTCTACTTCCATAACCGCAGCGACTTCAATAAGTGCTTTCTTAAGTTTGTCTCCGCTGATAGCTCCTTTCTTAAGAGCTGCATCCAATTCTCCTGGCTTGGTCATATCCAACGCTTTGGCGAATCTTACGAAAGCACCCGGGAGACGATCACCTAGTTGTTGGCGAAGCTCTTCAGCTTGCAACTTACCCTTGGACATGATCTGGCCAAGAGCACGGAAAATACCATCAACATCTGATGTGCTGAGTTGAAGGGCACGAGCAGCAGTGGAGAACCCACGGAAAATATCCTGAGTCTCCTTAAAGGTCATTCCAGTGCCTTTAATCGCGCCGAGGAAGAAGCCATAAGACTTAGCTGTTTCGCGGAAGTCTAATCCTAACCTTTGACTCTGTTCTTGAAGGAATTGGAATTGAATTCTAGCCTGAGCGGCAGTACCAGTCGCTGCTTCTAGCTGAGCGCGAATCTTAATGATATCGTTAGAGGCATTGACAATCGCTCGTCCAGCGAGAATACCGCCGAGAGAATTCCAAAGGGTTTGTGTGCGAAGCAGCGCCATCTGCATGAGATTTTGTTGACGTATCAATGAACTAATATTCTTATGCGCTTCTCCCGTGCGAATGTTCACTGACATCTTAGAATTGGTAGTCACTCTCAGGCGCTGCATAGATCCATTCGCGGCATTCGCCGCAGCAGTGAGAGCATTCAAAGCATTCGTGGCAGCACGAAGTCCGGTAGGTGCTTTGAATGCTGCCAATGAATTAAGCATCGCTGTGATATTCTTCGCAGCATAGGCACTCGGTCCCTTAAAAGTTGACAGAGCATTAAGCGTACTACCCAATCCTCTAGAAACTGAGATTCCACTAGCTCTTTGTAATGCTTTAAGAAGACTTTCCGTATTCTTACCCGCCAGTGGAGTCGGACCCTTGAAACCAGCGATGGCTGTTAGGAGATTTGATAGACTGGCAGTTCCCCCGATCTTTAGTCTACCGACTGCGGCTATACCTTGTAGAAATGCGATAGTGTTACGAGTAGCAGCCTCACTAGGACCTTTGAAATTCTTAAAAACAGCAGAGAGTTCTCGCAACGAATTGATAGCGGATTGACTTACCGGCTTGGCAGAAGCCATCTGGGCGAAAGCAGCAGAAGCCTTCTTAGCAGCGGCAGTGACGCCACCTTCCATCTTCTCAGCAGCAGCCTTGATAGCATCAAAAGATTTGACAATTCTCTGCGAGCCAGATTCCGCACCAGAGCCATCAATTTCTAGTTTGTAGGTAGCCATTATCTACGACTCCCCATGTGAGGAGGAACACCGCCACGGCTAGGCGTACCCTTAGAAGGATTACGAGCACGGAAATCTGCTAGGAATACACGATCCATTGCCTGTACATGATGAAGGAAATCATCACGCTCATCAGGATCATCCATTCTGGTAAGCTCACAGTATGCGAGAATCTCGCCCATCTGAATAGGCTGAGGACTTGACATCCCATATTGACGAGACGAAGTGAGAAGCATGAAGCCCTCCCAAATCCAAAGCAAGTCCGGAAAGAGTTCCGGTTGATCATTTAGAATTGGGAAATCGGCAGGATCCTCACCTCGAGCCAGTATGTCTTCCCGCATTTTCTCCAAGTCGTGAGGCTTGGGCTTTAGCTGCCACTTGAGGCAGGTTTCAAGTTTTTTTCCGCTTCCTTCCTCTGTTCTTTCTCGAAGGTAGAGCGTTCCATTGATGCCGTAAGAATGTCGTCCCGGAAGTCTGGAAACTGAGTCATCATCCTGAGGACATTGTCCTCATTATAGGGAAGCATGACATCAGGTTTATCTGGATCAGGTACACCTTCCCAGTTGACGACGATCGCCTTAGCGATCTGCTTGTTCAGCAATTCTTCCTGGAGAGAATCTGGCATGTCGCGATTGCGGAACTGAGAAGAATAAGGCTTCTCCAATTTACGACGCACATCACGAGAGAATCTGGAACTCAGCCTGCGAACTTGGACTTTAACGCCATCACCATAATCAACCCACACGCCATCTTCTTCGGCGTTTCGGTCGGTATTGTAACGGTCAAGAAAACCAGCCATTGTCTTGCTCCTTCTAGATCAGTCTATGGGCTGGCCCCCATAGCGATGAGGACCAGCCGTACTTCTTAGTCTTATCCGCCGATCTTACTGCAAATAGTCAAATCGGCAAAGCATAATCGTATAGTCACGATTGGCCGCGAGATCCCGCAACGCCTGGAAACCTAGAGCAGTCGTGAGATCGGTATCAATGCCAGGAACCTCCGGGAAACCTGAACTATATTTCAGACGTGGCATATCCCAGATCTCGCCCATCAGATTAGCTGCATCACGGAAAGCAATAGTCGTTCCCGATGCCTGAGCAGCGCGCAGCTTATTGAGCAAGACCTCATCACCGAAATAAGTAGTGAGAGTACCCGTAATGTTCACACGGCCCATACCCAGACCGATTGCCCCCGGCGATCCGATTGCGTTACGAGCACGAAGACCATTGTCAAACGTGAATGTGAACCCGCTTACATAATTCGGGGCGCCGAGGACAACACCAGCCTCCATAATCATTGGGACGGAATTGGAGGCATCAAGCACGGTTTTGTTCGAGATCGGCAAAGTCGCAGCGCCAACATCACGAGTGGCCGATGGGGGAGTAGCATCTGCACCCATCCAAGACTGAGTACCCGTGACAACGCCACGAGTTTCAGCAGTCAGCGTGAGAGCTGAGGGTTGGTGACCTGAGAAGTATGAGTAACGAACGCCAGCAGCAAGCGTGTACTCTTTCTCAACACGATAAGTGTACTGAGTGATACCGTTACGAATAGTATCACCGAAATACACTCGGATCGTTTTGCCAGCTCCAGTATCAGCAGCGAAGATACCCTGTGTCGCATCGAAACTGAGACGGGTGGCAGTGATTGCGCTGATGCGAGCGTATCCATTGTTTGCCACCGTTGCGAAAGAGTAGGCACCGCCCTCATTGGAGATCTTGACCCACTGGCCGACGATCAACCCAAGAGTCGTCCAATTGAGCGCAGTCGTGACGAGAGCTGGCCCACCGGAAATAACTGCGGTGATATCAGCCGCAGCTCCTTCCACGCCGACTACCTTCACGCGGGCATTCGTACCCGGAGCAGCGTCAGTCGGACCACCAGCGATTGTGATTGACGTAGCAGCAGAACCGGAGACCTTGTACAATCCATTCAGGTTCGCAAACCCAGAGAGACTCACAAGCATATTGGCGAGGAACGAAGTACCGGTCGCGTTAATCTGGCTACCAGAAAGAACTGAAGTGGCCGCTAGCGTGACAGTCGTCGGGGTGCAAGCCGTGATGCGAGTAGCTGACGCACCATACTCCCACGCCGGACCATTCTTCACTTCTGGCGTACGAAGCCAAGGATTGCAGAACATTCCCTCCATAAAGGAGTCCATGTTCTCAATGGAAAGTTCAAAGGCCATGTCGCCAGCGGCATCACGTCCTGTGTTGATGAGATCAGTAACCTGACGAGTTGACTCAATTTCCTGAGTCACCTCGTTAGTGGGCGTGAAAGCCAGCCCATCCGAGGTCCGACGAATCTCTTGATACAGAGGATTGGTCGGGGCTACGCCGAAGGAGGGTTCCTTGGCGACGCGAAGTGCGGTGCGATTAGAGTCCATCAGAAAAGCCTCCTGACCTAGCTATGCCATACCTCACTATGGGGAGAGATACAAGCATTATTTTTCAACATGCTGATCTCTATAGTAAGGTGCCTCGAAAATAAGTCGGTCCCAATTATCTTCAAGATTTGCCGCCCTCTGTTCATTCAGGGCCAAAGTACGAGCTGTAGGTGTCCCAAATACAAGAAGCTGCCCATTGCTCATGAGCAGATCCAGCGAATCATATATAGGCTCAAGCTTGTCCGCAATATCTCTGGACGGCTTTGTTCCTAAGTCTTGAGGAACATAAATATCTATCTGCATCGTGCCGAAATAACGCTTGAAATAATCCACTCCTAAACTCTTGCGAACAGTCCCACGATCCACTATATTGAAGACGGCGAACTGTGCTTTCTTTGGAGTTTCAAAAGGTTTATTCGGCCAAGCGATAACTCCATCCGCAGGATCCCACGCGGATAAGAAATGATCAGATATCGTTTGTCTTTCTAGCTCACGAGACACGTTTCAAGAATCCCATCAAATCGTATTCAAAGAGAGTCTCACCTCGACGAGTCATGCCACCCGGAGGAGTGCGGGACTTTCTTCCTTGAGTAGAATAAGAACCGAACTCCACCTCACTGAAGTGTGCGAGATTATTTACCAAGTAGATATCTTGGAACGGGTTGATTCGTATTGCAGCAATGAGCGAAGCAAACTCCGCTTCCACGACCGCCGCATTCGCTGGACGGCGAGGCTCTGAACCGATTGCCATAGCACTTGTTGTTCCCGGCCTCGGCGGATCACGTACTGCTGCTCTGGATGACTCAACTGGCGCTCCTAAACTCCACTGGAAATTGACGAGGGTGCGGCCTGTATAGACAGGAGTAAGCAAAATTGATTTTTGCATATCCGTCAGACCCATGACCAACAGGCGCGTATAATCCTGTTTGAATTTATTCACCTCACGCGTCGCTTGTTGCGTGAAGTTCTTTGGTCGCGTGTACTTGACGCGCATCATTGCTTGAGCCGTCATGCTTTCCTCGCGAACAAGATATGAATGGGTCGTCCAGGAACGTACTTATCTACTAATACATTCCAATCAACACCATCCAAAGTGATGACGTCATTTTCTCCCGGTTCTACACCTGGGAGATCTACTGAAGGGACAATGAACTTGGCGTCGTTAATGGCAACGGGAGAAGCTTCCCGCTCTTCAAGCGAAGCTGCGGTTTGTATATATCGTACGCCACTAATGACCGCTCCAGGGTCTGAAGTAGTGTCGGTGATAGGATCGTAAACAGCATTGCCAGTTAGCTTTCTATACGTGCCGATCCTTACCCATTCATGGCATACAGCGAATGCCGTTTCAACACCATCAAAGGTTGCTTGGAGAAGACTGTCGCTCAACCGACTATGACCTTCCTTACATTTGCCCCGTATGCAAACTCTCCGATGCCCATCAATGGCAGTAGTGCGCGGGGTGGTAGGGCGGTGAAGCTCCCCGACCCTTCATTATTGCCATCGTTATTAAATTCCAACTCGATGACATCTATCTTGAGGCGATCGAGTCCAGCAGTGCTAGATGGGGCATAGGGATCACCCTTGGAGCTGAAGACAGCCATCTCAAAAGTAGCGATCTTCACTTGTTTCGGTACGACATTAGAAGGTATTACTCGACCTTCTTGATCAGTGACTCCAGTACGAGGCCAGCCAAGAGCTTGTGTAGCAGAGACAATATCCCCCTCCCATGTAATCAATACATCAAGCTGGAAGGTTGAAGACATGAGAAATCGTTCTCGGTCGGGTATGCCGAGATTATCCCAGTTGTCAGAATAATAAGGGTGAGTAGAGAAGTAGTCATTTGCTTCTTCCAGAGAGGCATAAGAGTTCGAATTGGGAAGTCCAGCCCCAGTTTCTACTGTGAATTCGAACATCGCACTCTCCTCAAGGCGAGTATAGCATGGACAGCTCTACTTGACCAGCCATTTTACTAATCTAGTCATGATCCATCCAATTCCATAGCACAGGCATAGTGGACCCCAGAACTTGTCCCAGACTGCCACGTCACATTGGTTCCTGAAAGGACACCAGGATTATAGGCATAGCATTTCTGGCCGAAGACTGGGGTGCTGAAACTGCCACCGCTAGCACCGATTGATCCAGCCGGCCCAGTCTGGGCACTGGATGCCGACTGACAAGCATCGGTGGTGAATACCATGCTCGTGGCGAGCATAGTCACTCCCATGGAGATGTTGGCAGCGGTGCCTGACGCCAGTGAGTTGCTGGTGACACCTGTACTACGAACAGCAGCTGCTCCTACCTTAGTCATGTTAGTGACTTTGTAGCAGACCATGCCTCCACCTGTGTGAGTCGCAGAAGGAACGGTGACAGTGGTGCTGACCGCCGAGGTAATCTTACTATCGCGGACAAAAATTCCGATGGCGTCCGAACCACCAGAGCGAGTCAAAGTTACAGCTCTGGTATAGGTTCCACCCTGATCATCGGAGATCGTTCCAGCATCCGCTGCTCCGGCCTTGCCGACAATCGCCACTACTAGGTCGCCGACCGCCGGAGTGAAGGTGACATTTTTAGAGGTCGCGTCGGTATTCCAAGTGCTGTCACCGTAGATCGAGACAACTGGAGCCGGGGGAGGCCCAGGAGGAATGCCTCGATTCCACATGGCGGCGATCGCTTTCATTATGCCATCACCGACAAAGAGACACAATCCCACACAGAGTCAGCACTATTATAGATCATACCAACGTAGATCGTCTTGTTAAGAGCAATTGAAGTCGGAAGTGTGATACCTACTGCCCGATAGGCTGCGTTCCACGATACCGCAATGGCGGCAGTTGCCTTGATCCTGACGACATGGCCGAATCCATTGACCGCTGTGCCTGTCGGTGCTGAGACTGCCAGCGTAACCGTCTGCGTCGTGCGGGTGGTCATGTCATTGGTAGCGACAGGGACTAGAGTTGCAGCTGAAGTCGAAGTACCGACGCGAGGAGTATCCGGTGCCGCACCGAGTATAGTCATTGCGGCAGCAGCGGTGAGTTCCTCGACCGGACCAGCCGCTGCCGTGTCACGGCCTAGGAATCGGTTCGTCGCAGCCATTGTCAAACCGGAGGCTGTAGCTAGACCGGCCTTTACAACCTCTACCCCGCCGACGGTAAGAGATGTTCCTGCAAATGATCCATTACCCGCGCTAGTGACAGCGAATTGGTCACCGCTGAAATAGACCCGGAAGGTGTCGGCTTGGTTATAGAGAATGGCAGTACCACTACCGTCTCGGTCAGTTAAATTGAGACAGGCGCTTGCCCCTCCGGTTGTGAACACCGCCGCTGTTACAGTGCCGACAGCATTGACGTTGCCTGCAAGAGATAGATTACCACCGCTGCTCAGTGTCAACGGAGGGTTACTGAACGACCAGCTCCAACCGCCAATCTTAAACAGGCCATCTCCATCAAGCGCAAGATGCATCGCCACCTGACCTGGACGATGTAATGCGATTGAAGCACATGAAGCACCATCTACTGCTCGTGCCTCAATAGTGGAGGAAACATTCGAACCCGCAAAAGTTCCTGCACTGTTGATAAATGTTGCACTCTGCCCAGAGATGTTCCCTCCGCTACTGATCGTACTACCGACTACCAGAGTACCGGGGAATGACAGACTGCCACCGTTGGATAAGTCCATTAAGGTCGCGCCATCACTCTCCCGCTCCCAGTGATGAGCATAGCCACGGAAATTCAACATGGTGGTAGTAGAACTGATTCGTGCATGTGGTCCCGGCCCGAATAGAATTACCGGGGTTGCACTGGACAAGCTCAGGTTGCTGGCGATACCGACAGTCGTGCTGAATGTAGCTGCTCCGCTGACAGCTAGTGTGCTGGTGACAGTTGTCCCGCCACCGAAACTTTGACCATTAGCCGAGGCCAGAAGGCCAGAAGTCAAGTTAATGTAGAGCGGGCGCAAGGTATTCCATGTATCACTCGCCGCAGCACCAGCGTCGGTCAACAGAGTGTAGTAGTTGGCACTATCTACACGATGAAGAACTGTCGGTACGGTACCAGCGGCCTTGATTCGTATCTGATTGCCACCGCCACTATCAAGCTGAAGCTGACCAACACAGTTGAAGTTACCAGCCGCGCTCTGGACAGTCAGCGATGCACCAGACGAAGCTACAAGCACATCACCCTTGTCGCCGTCGGTGAGACCACCGCCACCAGACCCTAGCGTTTCAATTTTATCGTAGACTGCATTCTTAGTCGGTGCTTCCATTGAGCCGTTCCAGCCAGCGCCATAGGCTTCATCAGGAACAACAAGATCTCCAGTGAGGGTACCACCGAGAGAAGTGATGACATCTGCGGTGCCGACCTTAAATTGAAGACCCGATTTAACGATTACCGCACCATCACCAATCTTAAGTTCAGGAGCAGGACCCGACCCAATCTGGAATTCCCAAGTGTTCGGAGAAGTGAGTTGTACAGCACGAGCCTCAAGCCGAACTAGCTTTACCACCCCAGTAGGAATCTTAAAGGCGAAGTCAACGAGATCAAGACCACTGATACTTTCAAATTGGGCACCGTGACAGCCAGTGACTGACTGAACAGTTAGGCGAGTTCCGCCATAAGTACCCACAGTCTGTTCTACAACTACATTACCCGAAGCACCTGTCGCCTGAATTGTATTCGTACCAGCGAATGTCTTAGGAACGTAGTTCGCAAGATCAGTAGTATTCGCTTTGGCGACAACCGCAGTATTCAAAATCTCCATCTGGTCATAGACAGCATTCTTGGTCGGCACTTGTGTAGAACCGTTCCAACCGAGACCATAAGCTGCATCTGGCACAGTGATAGGAACAGTCATCGCCAGATTAGTAGAATTGAGAACCATGAAATTGGCTGAGCCAGCCCGGTTCTTGAATGAAGTCGTATCACACTGGAAGTAGCACTCAGCTCCTATTCCCTGTAAACGCAGACCATCATTCGTGCTAGCTGTTCCGCGAAGATCAAGGACAGTAGAACCGGTGACTGGATTAAGTGTCAGCGCCGCATTAGCGAGACTGACTGTTACGTTACCAGTGAGAGTACCACCTGTCTTAAGATACCTAAGCTCCATTTCATCATAGACGGCGTTTTGTGATGGAGCGATGGTTGTGACGCCATTCCAGCCAGCTCCATAGATAGTATTAGAAATGACTGTTGAAGGTGCAGCAGGAATTGTCGCGATGACAGATTCAATTTTATCATAGACCGCATTTTTGGTAGGGACTTCCAGCTTTCCATCCCACGCCGCCGCATAAGCTTCATCCGGAACACGGAAAGGCCCTCCAGAGACAACCGTCCCACCAGACGGATTAAGAGTCAGGAAACCCCCAACGCCTCCCTGAAGCACATCAAGAGCACCCTGCCAGCCATTTCCTCCAACAGCATTGAGATAACCCATATTGAACATATAGCCAGAGGAGAGGCCGGGTTCCCTCAGCTGTATTTGATCAGTAGCAGTCAGCGATGTTCCTTGCGCCTTTATGTTGACTAGTGATCCGCCAACCGTAACCGTGGTCGTGCTGGTTGCCGAGCCGATGTTGATAACAGTAGTCGAGCCAGCCAACCCACCTGTGCCGAGGTCAATGGTCTTGGTGTTGCCGGAGGAGGTTGCACCTGCGGATAAGCGAAGAGACTGTGTAAGAGTAGAGCGGCCAACCGTGATCAGGCCAGTGCCGCTGACCGCGCCGACGACAATCGGGCCAGTGCCGCTGCTGTTACCGAGATTGAGTGTGCCTGACGACGGCGAAATACCGATGGTGCTGGCACCAGACGCGACGGTGAGCGCAGCATTGATAGTCTGGTCGCCTACGAAGGTGTTAGCCGCGAGCACCGCGAAATCACCATCGGTCAGCGCGGTGTTAAATTGGGCTAAAGTCCCGGTGATCCCAACGATACTTGAGGTCGCCGCCGGGATCGTAGCTATGACAGATTCAATCTTATCATAGACTGCGTTCTGCGAAGGAGAAACAGTAGTTGCCCCATCCCAACTAGGACCGTAAGCAGTATCCGAAGTAGAACCGCCACCTCCAGCGCCTAGCGTCTGGATTTTATCGTAGAGTGCGTTCTTAGTCGGAACATCATTTGAACCATCCCAGCTCGCCCCATAGGCTTCATCATTAACAAGAAGAGTCTTGCCTGCCGCCATGACGATTGCCGTTGGAGCAACCGTGGCAACAGTTCCACCGTTAGCTCTCAACTCAACTGTTGAATTACCATTAAGCTGGAGACCTGAACCACGATAGCTAGACAGGACCCCATCAACAGCCTCGCCGCTGCCATCAGCATTGTAGGACTTGAAGTAAAGGTTAGCTACAGCAGTAGTGCTGCGAAGGTGGAAATTAGCCGTCTGTCCGGCGATGTTGCTCGCACCGACATACACATCAGGCACCTGAGAAGAGATATAGGTGTCCGCAATATGCATCCGCGACACGCCATCAGTCAGGAAATTGAGAAGGCCAGTCGTGTCAAAGTTAAGACCCCCATAGGGAGTGATGCTAGATTGCCACGCTGCGCCGTTGATATAGATACCGCCATAGTAACTTGACGCGTCGCCCTGCAAGGTCAATGTCGGGTTAGTTGTAGACAGAGTCAAGTGGCCGGAAACTGTGCCCCCGGATTTGTCAAACTTAGAATTCAACGCAGTATTCAAATCAGTCTGAGCCGAAAGCGTACCAGTGATCGCACCCCACACCGCTGCTCCTCCCGCAGCGCCGAGTTGAACATAAGTAGAACCAGACCAACGATACTGATAGTTGTTGTCCAGGGTAACATAGATTTTACCTGCTTCACCAGTCACAGGAAGAGCAGCGTAATTCGCTACTTCAATGACATCATCAACATAGCTCGGTAGATAAGCTGACGCGACCTTTCCAGTACCGTCCAGCGGAGCAACGCCATCAATCGCACCCTTCTGAGTTAGAGGAACGTAATTAGCAAGATCGCTGAGAAGACTTACAGGTGAGCCATTGACAGTCAACGTACCAGCGACATTCGCTCCGGTATCAGTAAGCAGAAGTCGTTCCGTCCCCCCACGACGGAAGCTCACGTTATGGTTACTAGAGGTTCCCAAAGCTAGAGTAGAAAGATCCGGTGTGATAGCCCATGATATCGGAGCCTGTTCACCCCAGATGAGAGGGGCAGACCAAGCCGCACTAGTAGAACCAAAACGAATCGCTTTGTTAGTAGAGATATACAGTTTGTAGTTTGGATCAAGAGTACCTGAGATGGCCATCCGATCGGCATAAATATCATTGGCTGAGATAAACGGGGTTTCAAAGCCATCAGCGCTGAACATACCATACAGAGTACTTGCATCAGCACTCTGAATTACTGTGTAATCAGCGTTGATAGTCTGGTCACCAGTGAAGAGATTACCGCCCTCCAGATTTGCCTTAGCATTCAAAGCAGCAGTAAGATCCGCTTGATCGGATAGTGTACCTGTGACCGCTCCCCAAGCGACTGTACCCGCTGGAACTGTAGGAGCTTTCCAAGTCCCATCAGCACTTAAGAAATGGGACGCATTCCCACCGCTAGCAGGAGCGAAGCCAGCTACAGAACTAGTAAAGTTCGGGTGAGTGTGACCGACTAGGCTGACAGCGACTCCACCCTGTGATAATGTACCAGCGACAAGATTAAATCCACTAGAAGCCAGAGTAGCGAACGTAGTGCTATTAGCACGATTAGTAAAAGTCAATGTATCGCTACGAATGAACCCGAATGCCCCGACACCTCCCTGTAGACGCATTCCATCATTCGTGCTAGCTGTACCACGAAGATCAATAACACTCGTTCCAGAAGTAGGATTAAGAGTGACAGCCGGATTAGCCGAAGAGATGGAGACATTACCAGTTAGCGTTCCACCGGTCGTGAGATAATAAGCATTAAGATCTGTGGTATCAGCCTTTAAATCAAGTGCTGGTTGAAGATCAGTAACATCATCAATTACATGCGTGTGAGTTGATGCAGCATAGTCTCCGGCTGGCTGATAAGATCCAGCAGGTTGCTTAGAATCCAATGCAGTTTGAAGGCCAGTGATATTTGAAATGCTATGAGTATGAACCAAAGGCGCATACGAACCGACCGGCTGCTTTCCATCTAGTTGAGTCTGTAGATTAGTAACATCCGCAATCACATGAGTATGAGTCAGAGGTGCATAACTTCCCGCTGCTTGCTTCCCATCCAAAGCAGTCTGGAGTCCTGTGACATCTGCAATCACGTGAGTGTGGACTAGTGATGCTTTACCAGCAAGAGCGGTAGATATCAATTCAATCTTGTCATAAACCGCATTCTTTGCTGGGACATCAAGGCTACCATCCCAACTCGCACCATAGGCTTCGTCATTGACAAGTAAAGTCTTGCCCGGTTGCATTTGCATTCCGGCCGGACTGATGATTGAAATAATCTCGTTGTTCGCCCGAAACTGAACGGTCGAATAACCGTTCACCTGCAAGCCTGTTCCGAGATAGCTGGTGATGGTGCCGACAAGATAATCGACACTGGAATAAGTGTTGCGGAAATTAAGGTTAGTAGTGAAGCCATCGCCCCATAGATTAATGGCTGGGTCAGACGTACGAACAGTCTGGTCGCCTGTGAAGGTATTACCTCCAGCGAGATTAGCTTTGGAATTCAGTCCGCTTTGGAGACCGGTCACATCTGCAATTATGTGAGTATGAACCAGAGGAGCATAACTCCCCGCAGCCTGCTTCCCGTCAAGTGCAGTCTGGAGACCGGTCACATCTGCGATCACATGAGTATGACCGACGAGTGAGACATTTACCCCAGCGACTGAAAGATTGCCAGTGACCACATTCAAACCAGCCGCACCCAGAGTCATATACTGTGTGCTATTCGCCCTGTTGGAGAACGTGGTACTATCTGATCGGAAGAAGACTCCTGATGCCGCAGAAGCCACAAGATTCAATCCATCATTACCACCATTGGTCGCACGAAGATTGAAGAAAGCATTCCCTGAAGTCGGATTAATAATGATATTCGGCAGAGCTTTACTGATGGTGAGGTCACCAGTCAAAGTTCCGCCAGTGAGATCTAGCTTGGCATTCAAGGCATTAACAAGATCCGCTTGATCGGTAAGAGTACCAGTGATAGAACCCCAGATAGCATCGCCGCCGCCGCCAGTTCCACCTGGAGGGACAGCCCAGTTTCCATCAGCACGAAGGAATGCAGTAGTTCCGCCACCACTGGGAGGAGTAAGACCTTTGACTGTGTTGTTAAAGAGTGCATCACTCGCTGGAGTATAAGCTAGCGCAGTAATCACATCTCCACTGAGAAGAGATACGGCACCTATACGAGAATTAAAGCTAGTGACTCCTGCTACTGACGGAGCCGGAAGCTGTTCCGTTGGTACCTTTCCATCTGGACCAAGAGAAGCAACTCCATATGGTTGACCTAGCTGGCTATCATCCAGCTTTGCAATGAGAGCATCTACCAGACCTTCCACATCGTCCGCGACATGAGAGTGAGTTACACTAGCCTTGCCATCCAATTCAAGCTGAGTCGCAATTGAAACAGGCTTATTAAGATCACTCGTATTATCTACATTGATTAAACCAATATCCGCCTTGGTATATGACAAAGTGGTCTTCGCTGCTGCCATATTAGCCGACCCGAGAAGAGCCAAGCCAAATGTCCCAGCCTGACTATCGTCCAGCTTTGAATCCAACGAAGTTTGTAAATTCGTTACATCGGCAATCACATGAGTATGAACCAGAGGCGCATAGGATCCTGCGGGTTGCTTACTATCAAGCGCAGCCTGAAGTCCAGTAATTTCTGTGATGGGGTGAACGTGCCCGACTAGCGAATAATTTCCAACAGGCTGTTTTCCATCAAGGGTAGTCTGCAGATTAGTGATGTCACTAATTGGGTGGACGTGAACTAATGGAGCCTTATTGTTAAGTATATCATCTAAGCCAGACACATCTGAAATAACATGAGTGTGAACTAGCGGAGCATAAGAACCTAGTGGCTGCTTACCATCTAGAGCAATTTGAAGTCCTGTGGTATCAGCGATAACGTGAGTGTGAACCAGCGGAGCTTTATTATCAAGCTCATCCTCAAGACCATTCACATCTGCAAGAGCATGAGTATGAACTAGTGGGGCATAAGATCCTGCGGGTTGATACCCACCCATATCCGCGCGAATGTCTGCGAGCTGATCCTCAAGACCAATGACGTCAGACATATTATGGGTGTGAACAAGTAAAGCCTTACCGTCCAACGCAGCTTGAAGTCCTGTAGTATCGGCAATAACGTGAGTGTGAACTAGCGGAGCCTTACCGTCTAGTTCTGTCTGCAAGCCTACGACTTGACTTATTCCATGGGTGTGAGAAACTGGAGCCTTTGCATCAAGAGAAGTCTGTAACCCTACAGTATCAGCAATAACATGAGTGTGAACAAGCGGGGCTTTAAGATCCAGCGCCGCCTGAGTATCAACACTAATTGGTTTCGCAGAATCAGAAGTATTATCAGCATTCCCTAAGCCAACGTCATCCTTGGAAATGACAACTGCACCAATCTTACCATTAACACTAGAAACAGTTTCCGCGTTATCAATCTTGTCCCAAGTCGCACCGTTACTAACAATCCAATCACCAACTTGCCAATCGGTGATACCATCTATATCGGTAGAGCCAGCGACACTGACTTTATAATACCAGCCTTTATTCTCTGGCTCGGCATCTGGGATTGGCGGAGTATTGGTAGAAGCATCCCATACCGTTTGATAAACAAGTGCTCCGAGAATAGCTTGTTCTACAGAAAGGAATTTAGTATAAAGAGCAGCTTTAGTCGGTAGGGTATTCACACCATCCCAAGTCGGTCCGAAAATTTCATACGGGACTGCTGCCTGATCTTGAAACTGCTGGATACCTGTGAAGACATTGCCTCCAGCGAGGTTAGCTTTGAGGTTTAATCCTGCACTGAGATCAGTAGCATCTGCTTTCCCTGCGAGAGCAGTTTGCACATCAGTGATGTTAGCTTTATCAGCTAGCTGATCATCAACATAGATCTGATCTGCTTTGAGTACTAGCTCATTATCTACATAAGTTTGATCTGCCTTAGCTGAAAGTCCAACGTCAACATAAGTGATATCGGCTTTAAGAGCAAGGTCTGCCTCATCAGCCTTGAGATCCAACGCAGCCTGAACCTGAGCAGCATCTGCCTTGAGTGCGAGATCAGGAACTAGCCAGACTGTGCCGCCATCCGATACGACGACATCACCCTTGTCACCATCAGGGATATGACTCCCAGCTTCAATCGCTTGGAGTTTATCATAGAGAGCACCCTTGGTCGGTATCTGAGTAGAATCGTCCCAGCTCGGGCCATAAGGTTCATCAGGAACAGTGACAGGACCGAGGAAGTCATCTCCGGTGATATTGGCTTTATCGTCAAGATCATCTACATCTGCTTTTAGTGCGAGAGCAGCATTAACATCACTCGTATTGGCTTTACCAGCCAACTCGGCATTAACAGTCGCTTCATCAGCCTTGAGATCCAAAGCCGCATTGACGTCTGCTGTCTCAGCTTTTGTCGCTAGTTCAGATTCAACATACGATATATCTGCCTTGAGCACTAACTTTGAATCGACATAAGCCGTGTTAGCTTTCTGGGCTAGCTGCTCGTTCGTATAAATAAGATCAGCTTTCTTAGTCAGCTCAGTATCAACATAGATAGTGTCGGCTTTGAGAGCAAGAGCTGCATTAACATCGCCAGTAGCAGCATAATCGGCAAGATCATCTAGGTCAGCTTTTGTTGCTAATTCCGCATCAACATAGGAGACATCTGCCTTAGATGCCAAACTAGCATCAACATAAGCAAGATCAGCCTTTTCATCTAGAGCTGCTAGATCGGCCTTTCCGGCGAGTTCGGTATCTACATAAGTGGTGTCAGCTTTCTCAGCTAGCTCTGAATCAACATAGATGATGTCAGCTTTCTCAGCTAGTTCAGTATCTACATAAGTAATGTCTGCCTTAAGTGTCAAGTCCGCAGTAGAAGCTTTCTCAGCTAGCTCTGAGTCAACATATGTGATATCCGCTTTCTCAGCTAGCTCCGAGTCAACATATGTGATATCAGCTTTTCCGGCGAGTTCAGTATCTACATAAGTGGTGTCAGCTTTCTCAGCTAGCTCCGAGTCAACATAAGCAAGATCAGCCTTTTCAGCTAATTGCGTCGCCACATATGATTTATCAGCTTTAGCATCTAGATCCTCGACATTGGCTTTTGTATCTAGCTCAGGAACCTCCCAGACTTCTCCATTTCCGGAAACAACAACATCACCCTTATCACCATCAGTGATACCGACAATACCACCAACACCAGATTCAATGGTTTCAATCTTGTCGTAAAGAGCATTCTTAGTCGGGACGTCAAAATTCTCATTCCAAGCAGGGCCATAGGCTTCATCGGGAACGTAAATATCACCAGTGAATTGACCACCGGTCTTCGGCATATAATTATCAAGATCTGCTGCATCAGCCTTAGCGTCTAAATCTTCCTGATCAGCCTTCGTCGCCAAACCAGCATCAACATAAGCAATATCAGCTTTAGAAGCTAAACTAGCATCAACATAGGTGAGGTCGGCTTTTTCGGCTAGTTCAGAATCTACATAATTCTTATCAGCCTTAACCGCTAGACTTGCATCAACATAGGTGATATCTGCTTTTTCAGCTAGATCTGCTTCTACCTGAGCTTCATCAGCCTTCGTGGCAAGACCGATATCTACATACGAGATACTCGCTTTAGTCGCTAATGCCGAAACAGTATCATCATAATCAGCTTTCGTAGCGAGACCTGCATCAACATAAGTGGTGTCAGCCTTATTGTCCAGCTCAGGGACTTCCCAGACTTCACCTTCGCCACTTACGACAACGTCGCCTTTATCACCATCGGTGACACCAGTTCCTTGCCCAGTTCCAAGGGTTTCAATCTTATCATAGAGAGCATTCTTAGTTGGGACGTCGGTGTTTCCATCCCACGTTGGACCGTAGGGATCATCAGGGACAGCGATATCGCCAGTGAATTCCCCTCCAGTAAGGGGCATCGCCGGTTCAGCAATACGAATAATCGCTAGGAGAGTGTCGCGATTATTGACAAATGAATTACTTCCTTCCAGCCACTCTACCGGAATCTCGGAATAAGTTCCCTTATTTTCTACTGAATCAATGACATTATAACGATGGTTGATAGAGCTGTCAGCCTGATCCTGTAAAAGAATATCACTGCCAACTTTAATTGAGGCTAGCATCAATGCCGGATCAAAATTATTGTTAGTCAGGTGATAGACCCAAATCTTAGTGGCGTCACTCGCATTTGTGACATCAAGACGAATTTGCTTAGAATTCGGAGGCTCCTCCGTATTAGTGCTAAAGTCAAAATCAAAAGTATCAACAGAAGACCCACCGAGTTTCAACGATTCAAGTTGATCATAAACGGCGTTCTTGGTTGGGACCTGAGTTGAATCATTCCAAGATGAGCCGTAGGGTTCATCCGGAACAGTGACTGGGCCAGTGAAGTCATCCCCAACGAGATTAGCCTTGAGAGCCAGCTCATCATCAACGTAGACTTGATCAGCTTTGAGAGCGATAGCAGCATCCTGCTCAGCATTCTCAGCATCAACATAGGTGATATCGGCTTTGAGTGCGAGCGCTGCATTAGCGTCGTCAGTATCTACCTTCGTGGCTAGGCCAGCATCAACGTAGGTGATGTCTGCCTTTTCCGAGAGCTCTGAATCGACATATGTCTTGTCGGCCTTGACCGCTAGACTTGCATCAACATAGGTGATGTCTGCTTTTTCCGCGAGCTCTGAATCGACATATGTCTTGTCGGCCTTAAAATCTAATTCAGGAACCTCCCAATTCTCCTCAGGAGAACCAGCGTTGGTGACAATGACATCACCCTTATCCCCGTTCGTGACTCCGCCGCCTAAGCTTCCTCTTATGATGACGACTTCAGAAACAGGGTAGTTCTTAATAACTACCTCAGTAAGAGGAACTGTGGTGAAGACGCAAGAGACCGGCTCCGTACGAATAAACGTAACCTCGGAGATCACTTCTGTAGTATGGCTAGTAGTGAGTTTCTCCGAGCGAATAATCGTAACTTCGCTTTGCTTGCGAAGAACTAGTACTTCGCTCATTCACCTCTCCGAATTGTCCCACTCCAAAGAGGGATAGGGACGTCAGGATCTGTAAGATCCAGGAGTTGAAACGGATGACCTTTAGTGGAAAGTATGTCGGCATTCGCTTCAGTGATAACCAAAAGACGACCGAAAACATCATTAGGATTTGGCCCCGGAACTATTTCAAAGCGACCAGCGACATAGAAGTTAAGCGGCAGCGATGAGATATCTATTTGTTCAGAGGGTTCATCAGTAGACATTTCCTTAATGGGGATTGTCGCCCCGCCTTCAGCGGGAACAGTGATGTTGCCAGCATCATCCACAGGGCCGGGGATGGTGGGCATTCCGTCTAGCTCCTTCTTGAGAAAACGTCCGCCGCAGCGCGGAACTGCGACGGACGTCAAGCTCCGCAGGCTGGCGGAAAACTTACCTTTTGTCGTCGTCCTTCTTGTCACCACCGATTCCACTGGAAGCAGGAGTGCGCTGAGCCGGCATCTGGGTCGGCTTGCCGCCACGGTCGTCACCGCGAGCACGAGCAGCCGCGCCCTTGTGCTCAACCTTATCGCCCTCTTCGGCCGGAGGCATATTCGCGGCACCGGAAGCATCCTGCATCGCCGTGTAGCCGACCGCTGGAACGGCACTCGGCTCGCGATTGGCATCGGGACTGTCACCAGCTTCCTTGACCTCGGCAGCGGCATCTTCATCGGCAGCCGCTAGGATGCGACCTTCAACACCGGAGATTTCGGCGATAATCTGCTCGCTCGGAATACCCGAAGCATAGCCAGAGCGCAGTGGCGTCGCCGCCATGCGGGAAGCCTCGATCGCGCCATTTTCAACGAGCGTGAACTCGCCGGATGCAAGGAGCTCCTTGGCATCAATGGGATAGACGTTCTTGCGATTGCCCTCCCCATCCTCAATCGTCACCAAGCCGGGAACCATCGAGGCAGGAATGAGCGTTTCTTGGACAGTGCTCATATTATTACTCCTTATCCCAGCCGACTTATGGCAGCGGGTTCTGCGTGATCATAGCCGCGTAGTTGATCGATGGCGTGGTACCAGCAATCTGGTGATACACCCGAAGATAAGCCTTCGGGGCACCATCTTCGCCGATGTTGTTGAACGGGACCGACCGACGACCAATACCCGGACGATCTTCACCGCCCGTAGCGACGAGAACCGACTGAACATTGGCGACGATGGTCACGTCCGTGGCGAACGACGGATCCGACGAAGCCTGGAGGCGAATGTCGTACGCCGCCGTAGCATCGATCGTCTGCGCGATGATATCCACCGTGAACACGGCACTGAGAATGGCTGGCCCGACGTTGACAACGCGAGCAGCACCACCGACCGTTCCTGCGCCACTAGCAATCGCCGCACCCGCATCTTTCAGCTGAGTGGCCGCATCCATAGTGGCATCTAGTTGATTGCGCTTTACGGACATATCAAATCTCCTCTCGGGCTCTCCGATTAAGCTACGATCGGAGCATTGGAGATGCCCCAGACACGAACGGCAGCGGCACCGTTGAAGATGCCGAGACCCGAGTACCACTCGACGCGAGTCCTCCATAGAGGCATCGTGTCCAGCTCCCCGAGATCGCGAACATCCATCCCGCCATTTTGGATGCCGGAGACTGCATCCGTTCCCATGCTGAGAACATAGAGCGAAGTGGAAGTGCTTCCGCCACCAGGACCGGCTTCATTGAAACCGAGCGGATCGGGCGATACGGCATCACCGTAAGTGGTGAGAAGTGGAAGCCCGTTGTACACGTCAACCGGCCGACCGAAATCGTCCTTGTCGAGAGTGATAGAGCCGGCGACTGCTGGATTGTTCCGCGCACCTTTGAACTTGCGACGTAGGGCGCGACTCATGAGGATATGGGTCGGGTTAGTCACCCGATCAATGGCCTCGTCGAGAATCTCAAGCTTGAGAGGGTCGCCGCCGGACGTGCTGCCCGCCGGGATGAGGTTGTAGCCAGTGAGTCGGGCCTGGAGGCCGTCGAACTCGCGTGGCTGAATCGTAGTATCGCCCTTAATGAACTTGGTAGTCCATGCTTGGGCGAGTGCCTTGATCTTCATATTTTCGTGGGTTGAACGAACACCGGCTCCCATCGTCTGAATGATGAACCGATCGACGTCCAGATCACCGCCCGCGATGTACAGGGTCTCGGTCGCGGGGTTGATGACACCCACGCTTTCCGGATATCCCTCATTGACGCCACGGAAGGCGACGCCCGGAAGGACTTCTTCGCGGTTATAGGCGAGCGCGTTGCCCTGGATATCCTGGAACGGGAGAACCCGCAGAATTTCCGAGGTGCGAGCAAATTGTTCAATGACACCGCTGCGTACGAGATTGCGAGTCTCAAGCTTGGCGGCTTCTACCAGAGTCATCGGCATGGCTAAATTCCTCGTCTGTCACGGCCGAGCCGCGGAAGCAAACCTCCATGAAGAGGCCCACCCTCCCTCCATACACCCGCCTCTGAAGTTTGACAAGTGACGTGGCAAAATAATTGGAGACTGGGAACAGATCTCTGGCCTTGGCCGTGGCGGGTACCTGCTAGCCTTCACAGCTTTCCTAGAACGCCTGTAACGTTCATGAGACCTCTCGCGCGCCCGCGTGGGTACTAGGGTGCCATAACATCCTGAGACCCCATAGTGAGGCCGTATAGGGCCAGAAAGAAAACTACCAGGATAATAGTCGCGATCCCAATGCACGCCCGCCGCTCGTTCCTCATCACTCATTGCCCTAACGCCTCGGTCCTTTCGACCGGTCTGCGACAAAACTACCATCACTTTGCATTGTGAGGCGAGGAGGGCGCGGCGCTTCAGTAACTAAGACTTCTCTTTTGTCACAGCGACACGCCTCTCCCGGCCTAAGAGTCTTAAACTTCTTGCGAGTACCATCTCGGGCAACGAACGTGATCACGAGATCTACGTTGTTGCCCTTAGGATTACCGACGACGAAATTTTCCGCCGACACTGGCTACCGCCTTCTATGAAGTTGGGGCCGCAGGACGAGGATCTACGACCCCATCCTCAGTCTAACTTCCTGTCATCCCGTGTTCACGTCCATAGGTCATCCTCTCTTCAGGCGACATAGCCGCAATCTGCGCCGCAGTGAGTGGCCCGCTTCCCGGACCCTGACCACCGCCAGCTCCACCACCCTGCGAACCCTTGAAGAAGAACGGGCTCGTTTCAGCCAGCTTCTTCAGCCATTCCACTGGAGTCATCGGTGTAGCACCGTCGCCACCATAAATCACATGGCCGTTATTGTCCATCGGGATAAGAGCTTCGTTCTCACCGATCTGGAAGGTGTCATGCGCTTCGCGCAGAATCTGACGAGTGGCTTCCGGCAATGCACCGCTCTTCGGATCGTTGATGGCTTGCATCACCTGTTGATCAATGATGGAACGATTCAGCCGATTGGTCAGCTTCTCGTTCTCACCCTTGTAGGTTGCGACCTCATTCTGCAAGCCGCCGATCTGAGTTTCGTAACCCTTCTTCATCTCGCCGGTCTTGGCCTCAATGGCTTCAGCGAGAGAAGTGTCAGCGACGAGCTTCCCGTCGTCCACCTGCTGCTTGATGTCCCGAAGCTCACTGTAACCAGTGACGAACTCGTCCACCTTCGCAGGATCAAAACCGAGAGGGGTTAGCCGACCGAAAATTCCGGTGGCTGCATCGCGCTCGCGAGAGAGCTCAACGTTCCGATTGCGGAAGTCGTCCAGCTCGGCCTTGGGCACGACATTCGCGACCCACTTGCCTTCTTTCTCAACTGCGATGGAGCGGATTGGTTCAGGAACAGCGTCCTGAGCATCAAAGATCAATTCAGGCATATCAGTCTCCAGCGTGACCGACCCCGCCGGTCAAGATCCACAGACCCTCCATGGACAAGGAGAGAGTAACACGCTGGCTAAAGCCTGACAAGTGCCTATTTACACTACTGAGTAACTAAATAGATGAGAACCAAGCCAACGATCGTGAGACCAATGGCGTACACTAGCTTCGTCGCGTTGCGCTGGGTCATGTACTTCATTTCTTTCTCCCGCGTTTACGGGATTTCCCGGCCTTAGACATAGCGATTGCGATCGCTTGCTTCTGGGGCTTACCCTCATGCCGAAGAGTGCGGATATTCGCACTTATAGCCTTCTTTGAACTACCTTTCTTCAGGGGCATCGTACTAACTCCAAGGGCGAGGAGCTTGTGACTCCCCGCCCCCGTTGAGTAACACCGATTAGCGGCGCTTTGGCTTCGGCTTCGGCTTGTCGCCACTGCCTTCACCATCCCGATCAATATGGACATCAAGATCTACGTCCCGTTCTCCGGGCTTGCCGCCTTGACCTGGGAGACTGTTGTCTGGACGAGGTCCTTGGCCTGGGAGGCTCTGGTCTGGAGATCCACCAGAGCCGCCTCCAGAGTCAGGTTCAGACGGTTCACCTCCTCCAGGAAGTTCATTGTCAGGTTTTGGAGCGTCTGGGTCGATCGGCTTCGTAGTCGGCGTTCCAGGGAGGCTGTTATCCGGCTTGTTTCCAGAGCCTCCTTCAACGCCATATCCCGGATCAACTGGAGTTTCGCCCTCGGGGAGAGTATTGTCCGGTGCCGGAGCATCTGGGTCGATTGGCTTGGTGCTGGCATCTCCGCCTCCTTCTGGCAGCTCGTTGTCTACCTCAGGCTGCTCGCCTGGAAGCTCGTTGTCTACCTCAGGCTGCTCGCCTGGAAGCTCGTTGTCTACTCCAGGCTGAACGTCTGGGAGCGAGTTGTCCACTTCACCGCCTCCTTCAATTGGCAGACCCTGATCGGGAACTCCGGCCTCAGGCAAGGTGTTGTCCACCTCACCGGGAGGAACCTCGTTCTCGGGCAGCGTGTTGTCGGGATGACCCGGCTCCACAGGCGCACCAGAATCGGCCCAGATGATAAGGCTGTTCGGGCCAACCCGAACCGCGAGATCGCAGACTGGGCAATAGATGACCGTGACCACGTGAGGCCGCGAGTAGAACCTGTTCTCCAAGTCCTGGTCCATACGCAGTTCGCTACCACAGGTCTTGTGCTTAATTTTCGTCCTGTACATTGTCTACTTCCTTATTGCTTGAGTGGGCCTACTTCTTGTCGGCTTCTGCCTTGGCGAGTTCATCCTGAGCCTGAGCTTTGGCCGGATCTTCCACCTTGGTCTGCGTCGTAGCTCCTGCTGGAGCAACTACTGGCTCTCCTTCAGGAGGATGTTCGCCAGGACTCGGCCATAGCGGATTCAGCTGATTGAAGAACCCGATCGAATCAGGCACAGGAACCGACGTCATAGGAACGTCATCCGGCAGGATGCACTTGCCCGAGCCGTCTGACCATTCCATCTCACCGTCTTCACCGATTCTGATGGCCGCGTTGCACTTCGTGCAGAACAGACCGGTCACCAGCCATGGATAACAATACCAGAGATAGTAGGTACGATTATCCATAGCACCCTCAGTCCCACAGACCGTATGCGTATATTCATACGCGCAAAGCTGAGTTGGAACCGGGGGAGCACCTGCTTCAAAGAATGCAGGATCCAGCGGTGTGCCGACAGGAGTAGCAACCTCTGACATCGGGGTATTCGGGTCGGTCTTGACATCTTCCGGCGGAGCAGCTTCAGAAGCTGACTTGGGTAGGGCTTTCTTTGCCATTTCTACTTCCTTTGGGTTGATATGAGAGTATAGGCCGTAGGAAGTTACTCTTTCGGCGGAACTGATAGAACTGGTCGTGGTGCGGTCTGTGGTCGGACTCCCGGACCAGGATTTCCTGTAGTACCGCTAGGAGGATTCGTCGTAGGCGGCAGCTCTGGCCCTCCCGGCGTTCCCGGCAGCGGAGGTGGCTTCCATTTCTGCTCGTCCTTCTTGAGCAGAGCTGTGAAGTCATCCAAGCTGTACTCAATCGGTATGACGCCAACCTCACGAAGCGCGTAGTACATAACGTCGTTCGGGATATGACCACGCTCGGCCAGAGCCTGGAGAGCTCTTAGCTCGCGAGCGGTGAGTTCCGAACGGACAAACTCCTTGTTGAACTCTACAAGGATCTTGTGCTTGCTCGGGACATGGACACTGTCAGCAGGAATCTCCCCTAGGATGTCGCCCAGATATGCAAGCGCCTTCGTAACGCCCTCGTCACATACCTGAGCGACATCCATCAGGGTGGCTTCGTCACCAGTCTCTAGGAGTTGCCACGCTTCGTCGGACATAGCGGCTGCACGACGGGTTGAACTGATGAGTCGACCTCCGAGGGACTGCATCTGTAACTGTTTGGAATCGACCGCATTCTCAAGGAAGGTAAGCCCGTGACCAGTGAACTCAAGCAGCCACGCTTTAGCATTTTCCTCTAGCTCCCAAACAAAAGATGGCCCGACCGTTAGCGGATTCGTATTGGTGAGCCCCTCGGGAAGTCCGGGCAGCTTGTTCGCTCCAGATCCCGCCGTGACATAGGTGGGCATCCCCGCATAGAAGCGACCATGCTCCAAGTGAGCGGTGGACTGGAAGTGGCTGACGTTTATGCTTGCGATGTCCTCGAGAGGCGGTGGCCCACACTCTGCCCGCAGATCCATCGCATTGAAGAACACGAACGGGATATAGTCCAGAGTCCTGCCGCGAATGTTGACCGCGATGTTCTGACGCGTGGGCGTACTCTTAGGATCGGTGGGGTTCGGCCGAATGATGGTCTGGCTGTAGACCATCTTGCCTGAGCCATTGGAGGATGGGTCCAGCCGGAGGACACGTATGAGTAACTGTGTCGTAGCACCATACTCGGTGGGAACCACCTCGGACTCAAGGAGTACTACACGATCGACGATTTCCCGGTCCTCAAACGTCTTGAGCCGCCAAGCGTAGATGTTTTCCGCGAGATATCCGGCTAAGTAGGGGCTATTCGCCTGATCGGCCTTGAAGTCGGCCAGGATGCCGAATCGACCTGTGAGCAACAGCTCATGCCCAAGGATCCGCATAAACGCTTGAAAGGACTGCCCGTCCTGCGTGATATTGCAGATGTTCAGCTTAGCTCCCATCCCTGCCGGGATGCTGAACTCCACAGGCTTGCGGAATAAGGATCCGTGAAGGCCGCGATGTGTGCGCCTGACGGCGTTGTAGAAATAAGCCCGATGCTTATACGTCTTGTACTCGTCGGGGCTGTGAGCAGATAATTTTGGAAGGTATTGCTCACCAGCCTCCTTGATCACCTTCTCGCCGTCGTAACAATCCCTGAGAGTTGCCCAAGCATCAAACCGTTGTGAGTAGGATGGGTTGGGGACGATGTCGTTCAGGCCGGGGGCTAAGATCGTGTAGGGAGTGTGACTCCTTGAGGTTCCGGAGTTGATCCTTGCATAGGCGGCGGCAGTGGGATCGGCCAAGAGAGGGTGTCCTTCTTCGGGCGTGAATCGTCATGGGACGATTCAGCCGTGGTCCTCATCGTAAACTGAGTGTAGCAGGAACTAGCTCATGAGGCAAGTGGCGTTTAGTCGTACGAGCCCCATTGCTCGGCCATAGCCGCTGCGATGCCGGGGAAGAAGCGACTGCGGTTCTGTGCTCGATCATAGCTAGCTGGATGATCATTGGCGGAAGTGTAGGGAGGCGGGACATACTTGCGGTGACGTAGCGGCTTGAGGCCTTTGAGCCGTAGGCAGACAGTTTTAGAGATTGGGTCGCCGAACTGCCAAGGATGCACTGTTTGATGCACCGGGACTCCTGTGAGCTTGTGAATGACTCCCGGTGGGTTCTCTATACAGATTCTCGGGATGGGGGCGTTCCAGAGTCGCTTAAAGAAGGTGGCTGCGTCTCTGGTCTTTTGCTCTCGGGATGGGAAGTCACGGTTTCGGTGGATACCTGATCTCGCGAGGTAGGTGCATGGTGGGAAGGCGATCATGAGGTCCCAGCCGTTGTCGAGTAGTCCTAGGACGTCGGTCTGGAGATGTGGGCCGAATGAGGATTCTGAGGGTAGGAGGTCGCAGGAGATTATTTCGTGGTTAAGGTTGTTCGTCTCAGAGCGGCGGATGAAGGCGTCGCGTACTATGCCGGAGAACTCACAAGATATGAGGATTCGCATGGGGTGAGTGTAGCATGAGATGAGAGGATTGACAAGTAAATCTGAGAATTTTCGAAGAATTTTGTGTTGCAGTCACTGAGGCGCCGGGTGGGGGCGGGTGGTACCCTATAGGGCGGTACCATAGGCGGCATGGCATTTAGGCGGCCATAGGGGCACCCTACAGCGCAAAGCGGGCGCTACCCGGTACTTGGGTAGCGCCCGCTTGGCGGCTGGCCCTGGCGGGCGGCTATGGGCGCTTTGGCCAGTTTGGCTTTTGCCCGTTGGCAATGCGCGCCCATTGGCGGGCAAGGTAGGCGGCGCGCAATTTGGGGCTATAGTTTGCCAGTTGCGCGGCCATGCTAACCGCCTTGCCATAGCGGCGCGGCGCATAGGGCGCGGGCGCATAGTGGTAAAGGGCGGCGGTTAGGTAGGCGGCGCGGCGCGGCATGGCGGCGGGTTGGCAGGTGGTAGGCGCGTACATGGTGTGTTACCTTTATAATACAGTGGCGGGTAGTAGGGGCTAGGCGGTTAGCCTAGCCCCTTGCCGTTAGGCGCGGGTTGCTAGCCCATGTTGCGGGCGGCAAAGCCCGTTAACGTACCCTTGTACCCAACGGGCGGCTAGGGCGGCGGTGGCAATAACATGGTGCCCGCCCGCCTTTGTGCCTAGCATGGCGGTAACTAGGGCAGGGTTGCCAAGTATAGCGGCGGCCACTTGTGCGCCCGTGGCGGTGCCGCCCGCATTAGCAAGGCCGCAAGCGGTTAAGCCCATAACAGTAGGCTGACCCTTGTTGCCTATGCAACCGTTGGCGCTAACCGCCGCCTTGCCCAAGGCGGTTAGGCTAAACGTGGTAGCGGCAAACGTGGCGCTAAGGGCGTTAACCGTGGCGGGTACGTTAACCGCGCCCTTGGCGTAGCGGTTGGCGCTGGCGGCGCTAACGCCAGTAGCGGCGCTAAGGCGGGCGGCGGCGGTTAGGCCGTGGCGGTTAATGGCGCTAGCGGCGCGGGCAATGTTAGCAACCTTGGCGGCGGTGGCGGCGGCGGTTTTTTTGGTGGTAGCCATAAATAAACAAACCCTTGTGTTGCGGCGGTTGGCGGTAGTGCCGTTGCCGTGGCACCTTATTAGGCGCGGGTTTTTGCCATTGCAACAAAATAATGCGGTTAGGCGCAAAATAAATTGCGGCGTATATATAGGGCGGCAAAATTGGCGCTAACCCCTGGCGGTTGCCGTGGCGGGTTGGCGGGCGGCAATTTTGGCGGCGCGGGCGGGTTGGCGCGTGCCCCTGGTGGTGCCTTAGCTAAGTAACACAGCGGCGGTTGGCGGGTTGGCGGTGTGTTAGGCAGGTAGTACACTCGTTTGCGGTGGGCCGAGTCCGCAAAAGCCACCAGCTCTACTCTGCGTTTACGTCCGTGGTCGCTGCTCAAATCTTGGCGTTTACGTCCGTAGTCGGCTCGTCTTGAGAGAGAAGAGCGCAGATCTAGAGCTACACGATCGCATCAAGTCATCTGGCGAGACGAGCCGGTCAAGCGACCATTTAGTCGTTAAATATGGTAAGAGTCAAGCAACCGAGGCTCTGCGTGAACACACGACCGCCAAAATCGCCGGAAGGCGTAACAATGTCCCGTCGGGCAATAAACTTATGACCGTTCCCGAGACCCGGCACCTGCACCTCCATAGGCCACTGCTCCCCAGGACGAATGCCCAGTTCGCTCGCCTCGGCAGAATACGAGAGGAGCCTAAACTCCATATGACTCTGCAACTCTTCCTTCCAAATAAGCATGGTAGTCTCCTGCTTGCTACATTCTTAAGATACTACCATGCTAATCGCGGCGCAAGCTATTTATAGTCCCTTTCTGCGAGCTCGAACACGATATCGCACAGAGGTCCTGGGAGATCATCCTCCTCCAGAGCGACATAGATGCGCTTCTTCTGCTCTGGGGTCTCACCACAGCCCTGTCCTATGACGTGCATCTTTGTGACGTCTAGGCTGCGCTCCTGTCCCACAGGCGTAAGGTCTATACCATACTCACTCCCTAGCCCGAACGAGAGAGCAGCGGCGGCAACGATAGAAAAAGCGGCAAGACCATTACGCATGTGAATCCTCCTTGTAGATAACCGCGTAACCAATGACGAACGCATGGGACGCGAGCAGGGCCACTAGCCCAAAGAACCAAAACTGCTCGGTGAAGTCCGGTTCGCCACTGTTAAGACAGATCAGCCCAGCCCACCCGAGAGCGAGGGCTACGGCACCAAAGAACACAGACAGGTTAATGAGAACAGAGCGCATGTGGTAATCCTTTTTGCTTGCTACCCTTACAGTATAGGGTCGCCTGAATCACTTGGCAATAGTGGATTGCTCCACGGATGGATGGAATGGATTACTCCCTATGCGATGAAGCACTTGACTGCACCGGCCGGAGCGACCGGAGACGAGAACGCAATAATCTTGGTCTCGGGCTCCTGACGGGCCACGCGACGGATACACTCCTGCTGATGGTCCTTATCCTTGTACAGGTAGGTACCGGATTCGGTAGGGCGGATGATCTTTGCACCATGGAACATTGTGGTAATCCTTACTTGACCGGACGACAATCGGCGGCGTACGGAGTGAAGACCTCCCCGGTAGGGGTACGGACAACATAGTTGAGCCGCTCGTACGGATCTTCGCACGGAGGCTCGCGGAATTCGCTTTGGACTACGCCCCGCAGGAGCGTGAGACCGTTGCGGGTGTACTCAAAGAACGAGACGGTTTGGCCGACCATTGTGGTAATCCTTTTGCTGCCTACCCTTACAGTATGCAGTCGCCAGAGTCTACGCGCAATAGTGGATTGCTCAGCACAGAGTGCTTATGTTACTGAGCACCCCCAGCCCGTGAGCGTACAAACCGTCGCGCTTGGCGTGCTCCACAATGGCGCGCTTGAATCCACGCTTTGGAAGCTGCGAGAACGGAAGGCTAACACGAACGAGCTCGCCCGTATGGCACAGGACACCGTGACAGTACGAGACATCCCACGCTGGGAACCCACGATCGCTCAACAGACGCAAGCGCGTGATGCGAAGATGCTGCTCGGTCCAATCGACAGTGCGAGCGAACGAATAATCCGCGTGGTACGCCGGACCATTGACGAGGCCATTGGATTCACCGACTTCCGGCCGATCTACGAGGTGCATGGTAGTCTCCTTTGCTGCTACCCTTTAAGAATACCCCTATTGTTCTCGCAGCGCAAGCAGTTTTTGCTCGGTATCCTTAAGAATATCCATGAGCCGAGCATTATCGTCGATCGTATCCTTGAAGACTTTGAGCAAGACTGTCTCTATCTTTACAGCCTTCTCATTGTCCCCCTGAGCCTGATATGCTCGCATCTGCCAAAAGCCCTGTTCCATAAGAGCCTTGGTTGATTCGTGGATCTCTGCCATTCTAAACTCCTCTGGCGAAAATTATGAAAGACATCCGGGGGAGGCGGACTACCACGAACACCTCCCCCGAATGGCCCACAGCCGAGTGTGTCTACCTCACACCCAGCCGGGGACTTTCCTATGCTGCGACGTACTGCGTATTGAGGCAGAGTACATACCCGTCCCCGTTGTTGCTGTACCCCGCAACGATCTTGCCACCTACCAGCATGACCTGGAAGGCACGATACCAGACAGGCTGGCCCCATGACGAATAGCCACGGAACATGCCCAAAAACTTGACCCGGACGATATTGTTGGGCTTGAGCTCAAACTCGCCCGTTTTACCCTTTTGATTGGGGAAGTCGGGGAACTGCTCGTAGGGATGCTTGCGCTCACCCTTGCGGCGAGGGCGCAGATGGCCCTTTGCGTAGACACGATCCATACGAGGCTGCCACTTAAGATTACGCATGGTAGATTTCCTTTGCTTGCTACCCTTGCAGCGTACAGTCGCACCTGTCGCGCTGCAAGGGTAGATTGCTCCAGCTACTGACCGTATAACTGGGAAGACCTTCCCATTTCCCGAAGTTCCCGAACCCTTCTTTCATAGTCAGTCTCGTGGTCAGCAAAGACAATCTGGAAGAGAAAGAACCACAACACGACTGAGATCAGTGCAGTGATGAAATGGGCCACGACAATGGCCCACACCAGCTTCCAGAAGTCCATCATCCGAACATCGCCTCCCACTCTTCGGGCGTGGCACCCGACATGAGGAACTCGCGCTGGTCCACATTCAGCTCGGGCAGGGCGTTTTGAATGACCGTGCCGCCGTGCAGCCAAGCCTCAATCCGCTCGTAGGTGGTGGGGATCTCCATGGTGTTGAGCTCCCGGGTGAACACGCTGCGGCGCGTGACGGTGGTGGTGGCACCCTTGGACTCAAGGTTCCAATCGGGTGGGCAGAGCATATCGATAGGACGAGGCATGTGGTAATCTCCTTGCTTGTTGTTGCCCTTATGTTCTAGCCGGGTAATTGTCCGGCCGCAAGCGTTATTTGCTCCGGCCGGACAAATCCCTACGCGACCGGTATTACGGAGAACCCGCCCGCGCTGTTGAGTGGACTGCCACCAAACCACAACGAGATGACGAATTGGCCGACTGGATGCCACTTACGCTGATAGAACGTAGCCCCGTAGTACGAGTCGCCCTTGGCGTTAAAGGTAGCGCCCTCGCACTGATCTGTGCCCATAAACACGCCCTTGTCGCGCCCCGGCGTGGGCACGAGCTCCCGCTTTTCGTACAGATCGGGGTACAAGTTGAGCTCCGGATCCCCGCCCTCCTGATCATCCCAAAACAACACTTGCGTGACTTGGGGTACCTTGGCGAGCTCCTCGGTGAGCAACCTTATGTACACCTCAATTTCCTCGCCGAACACGCCTTGGTACTTGCCATCCGTACCGAGCTCGGCGTCTGGATCCATATATTGGGCCAGCGCGACTGGTAGATCATCAATATAAACTAACTGCATAGTGTGGAGTCCTTTGCTGCTTGGTATAACCAGCTTACGGTCAAACCAATCCGCACACAAGCTACTTTAGCTCGCGCTCCACAATAAATGCCTCCACCTCCCGGCCGTCACGGAGCATCGCAGATACCTGCTGACCCAGATATCGCATGATGTGATTACGAGTCTTCCTCATGTCCGAGAGATGATCCGAGAACTCAGTGATATCCAGCACTGAGCGTCTTCCTTCTGTCTCATCAAAGAGTGTGATGCGAGTCTTCATCCTACTTCTCCTCTATAAACTAGAACCTGCTCGTCGGTCGCTTGCGCATGATCAAAGAGCGTAACTGCAACGAGCCACGGATAGCTCATGTCCTGCTGCCCTTTAGCGACAAGACGAGCGACCTCCACCGGGAAGGAAGCATACTCCCCTCCAGCATCGCCATCACGAAGGATCAAGGATCCCTCATTGGTGCAATAGTAGATATCCTCGTGCAGAAGCTGTCCAATGAGATTGCACTGACGACAGTCGTGCTTGTAGCGGGCTACGAGCGGGCGGGTGTTCGCGGAAATGGACATGGTGGTAATCTCCTTGTTTGTGCTGCTATTCTGAGAATACACCCACTTTCGTCCGGCCGCAAGCGTTATTTGCTCGGCATCCCGGTCGGCGTTAAGAAAGTAATCTGCGCCTCACAGAGCTCCTTGAAGCAGAGCATAATCTCCTCCCGACGTGGTCCAGTAAGACCATCACCCTCCACCGGAAACTTCTCCCACCGAGGCTCTTCTCCCTCAGGTTCCACACGCTCCGAGCGAATGTAGAAGTCCTCTCCATTGTATATGAAGCGCCTAGTCATCATATGCTCGTTAGAGACGTCCAGCGAGAAGAAGAATACTTCTGTCTCATAGTCCCGGACATACACCAGAGACGAGGCTGCCCCTTCCAGCCCCGACTCTTCAGCAGCCACCATCGCCATCAGCCAGATGTAGTCGCAGGGACCCCGCTGAATAGCGTCAGTCACATCGGTCCCATACGACGAAAGCATCTTGCGAACTGTGGTGGGATGATACTTAACTAAGTCGGTCATTACCCGGACCTCCCCCACCAAGCGGATTGTTCAGGTTCACCCTGCCTCCGGCCGCATGACCATGCCCATAAGCATGGGAATCAGCAGCCACGGTGCCGCGAGACTTAACCAGCTTGACACCCTGCTTGGCCCACTCAGCCTTGACCAGCTGGTCCTTGAGCACCACCAGCGCTCGGCTTGTGGAAGCGTTGCGCGCATCGCGCTCTGCCTTCATCTGCCGGAGTCGGTCATACACACGACCCGCAAAGCCCATACGGAACGAAGCACGCTTCTTCATGGAATAGCCATGCTCGTTCATGTAGTTGACCCAGTCGTGGTCCATAGCCTCGGCACACACCTCATACAAGTACAAGGCGATCTCAAGGTCGTGAGGCGTACCGAACAGCACATACTTCATGCCGTGGCCCGTACCCGACTCTTGGTACGCGATGATGCCGCAGAATGCCTTGATTCCGCTGATAAGCGTACCAGCGAACTGATCCTGTGCATACACCTCGTTCTTGCGGCACTGGCTAGCATCCTCGCGGATACCCACCTCATCAATATTGAGCTGGTAATCCTCCAGGAGCTGACCCATCTTCTGGGCTGCTGCCATTGCCTCGTGTTCTGAGCACCCGTTGTCCTCCGTCTTCTTTTGGAGTTCACGGATCAGGCGCTTAACACGATCCAGCGCCTTTGTGGATCTTTCACTCATTGGGGTAGCCTCCTACTGCTTGTTGCTATTCTGAGAATACACCCTTTATTCTCAACGTGCAAGCAAAGATTGCTCTAAAATGTCGGCTGAGTCCAGAAGATGGAACCGACTTTCCGCAACGGATGCGGACCCGGATTGCACTCGGTGGATGCAGTCCGCATCTTCACTTCGAAGACCTTTTCGCCAGCCCGCTCTTCCTTCAGCTCAGGAGTGTAGCTGTCCGGGTCGAGATTGCCCAGCGCTCGGCTGATAGCCCAGCCGGGAGAACTGTCAAATGTGATGATCTTCGGCAGGACCTTCGGATCGAGTGGAGCCGAGACAAAACGCATGGAACCCATGATTAATTCCTTCTAACGGAGGTTGACGGCTCGAGTCTGGTAGTCCGAACGAGCTTTCTCGTACGAATCCCAGTAATTTCCGCAGTAGCATCCGCCCTCGATCATATTCACGGACCAAGTGACGAAATTCATGTCTTTGTCCCGATGGACAATTCGCTCGCACAGCACGACAGCATCTCGAGGATGATTTATCGACCGACGATGCTCCAAAACCCTCCATCCGGCTGGTAGGCCGGGGATCGTTACTAGCGGCATATGGTAGACTCCTGCTTGCCCTACCTTTACAGTGTAGGGCGGGGTTAATCGGCGCGCAAGGGCCGACCAGCCCCACCCGAGCACTTTAAGCTATGAGGACCGTGCCGTAGCACACTGGAACACTGACGCTCCACTGTGGATCAGCAAGGTAAGTGAGCAGCCGACGCTCGGCCTCCTCGTGCATAGGCAGGTAGCTTTGATCAGTACCCTGATCGGCCATGTCCTGCCGAAGATACGCCATAGCGACATCAACTGCGGCCTGGACCCCAACGACATCACCGAGTAAGGAGGGCTCCTGTTCAATCCCCTGTTCAGGAACGAACCAAACACGGAGGCCTACTTTTGTTGGATCACATTGCATTTTGAACCCCTTGCTGTGGTAGTAACTTGAACATACAAGCAGTTTCGTCCACTGTAAAGTAAAGATTGCTCCTTCCTCCCGAAAATCGGGAGCTTTCTGAGAGCACGCTACAGGGCTGGGAGGTAGGGGCTAGGGTACGGGTACCGGGGGCTATGTGGATTAACTGTACGGTGGTCGAGGGCAGTCTACGAATGGCTTTGAACAGGGGTGGCAGGCCAGCCGCAGGCACCTAAAAGAGGAGCTTCCTCGCTCACTCTTCTCGTCGTGATCAAGACGAGTTCACCAAATATTCGCTCCATCCTCACGTCATGACGAGGACATCAAGCGAAAAAGAGGCGCGAGAGCCTAAGCCCTCGCGCCTCAGTTGAGTTAGCCGTTGGCGGCGAGCTTGCCCTGTGCCTCGGCCTCGTTGGCCTTGGCCTCGCCCTCCGTGACCTCGTCACGCAGCGCAGGAGCCTGCTTGGTCGGGTGGCTGCCGACAATCAGCTTGGTCAACGCAGTGTTGATCCAGCCCTCGGCCCAGCCGACCGGAGGCAGTGCCTCGCAGTAGTGGCTGCGCTTGTTGCCGATCTGCAAGCGCCGGAGCTTGTTTGCCACGACGTAGGCAGGGATGCCAGCGCGGCCAGCCGCCTGGACGATCTGCTGAATCGTGCCGTACACCGATCCCGGCTTGAGCTCCTTTTTATTGGAACCCGGAATCAGCATGGCCCGCTCGTGCTTCCAGCCCTTGGCCGTCGGCGAACGATCGGCAATGGCCGCAGCGTTGACCGCCTCGTACTTGCGAGGGTTGGAGGTCGGCGTGTCGCTGAAGTCGCTGAAGCTGACATCGTCGCCGATGTTAACCACAGGCACATCCGCGAACGGATCAGCGGCGGGCTCTTCGGCCGGAGCAGCGTCTTCCGCGCTGGCTTCGGTCGTTGCGGTGGTGCCCTCGGCCTCGGTGGCTGCGGTGGCGGTGGAGTCAGCAATAACGGGCTGCTGATCGCCCTTTTTGTTACGACGGGACATAAAAGTCACCTCTTGCTTGTGGATTCGCCCGCTTGCCGTGGGCGGCTCGGCAACCTGCCTTGCCCTTATGGTATGGCAGGGTATCTCTCCACGGTAAAGCACTATTTTTTCCTGCGGATCAGGTTTTTTGCGGAGCAGAGGGAGCTTCGCGCGTATAGTATAGTGGTATGAAGTCCCGATGTCTGGATTCAGACGGATACGGTCGCCATCTCGGCGGATTAATCTGCGTTTGGTCCTTGAGGCGGGTGGGCGCATAAGGGGTGTAGCGGGCACAGGAATGCTCGCGTTGCAATAGGTTTCTGGTCCGTGCGGACACAAAATTCATCTGGAGGCCCAATGCCGGTCGGTGTTATAATCTTCACAATCTTCTTTCTCATTTGGGTTTGCTCATGAGCTCTAACGTTCTCTCATTCGCTGAAGAGTCCTGCTGGAAGGGAGACCAATGGAGATCCATCCGGCGAGAGATCCATTTTGTCATCGCTGGTCATGCAATCCAAACGGGAGTGGCGATTCGACATGAATTCGCGGCCGACTTTGGACTCTGGTATGATGAAGATGACGAATGGTTGCTCGGGATCCTTAAAGAGACCTATCCAGCGATTAACTGGGGTCATTTCATCTACTTCAAACTCCCTGATCACTCCGCAATTATGATCATAGAGCCTGACGACGACCGAGTCGTGGGGTCGATCTACCCTCGAGGGCGGACTAAAAGGAAGTTGTCCGGCGAGAATAACACTGCTAACATAGTTAGTATGGCAGAGTTCAAGGAGAAGAAGCTTGCAGACTGGCTTCGACAGAATTGCGACACGTTCATCGTCCCTTGCGAAACTCCTGATGGAGAAAATCCAAAATAACGGGAGTCCCGAGGCAACTCGTGACTTTATTGAAGTCATAGACGGTGTGAGAGTCCACTGTGTCCTGAAAATGAGGCTCGAGAAGGAATAATGGCTTATTTTCATCGTGATTTAGTCCAATCTATCGGCGGGAAGAAGGGTCGACCTGTGATTAAGGTCGTTGGAGAATCTTGGGAAGAGATGAGGAGTCTCCACCGAGAATATCCCGACGAAACAGTGCTAATCTACCCGAAAAGGGGCTCTGGCAACTTCAAACGGAGACCTTTCCCCGAATTGTGGCTCGATGCGGATAAAAAGGCGATTTTGGACGAAATTGAGTCCGCAGAGGTGGGACAATGGACGATTCGAGCCTTGACGATGATGATTAGGCATGAATTCTGGCTAAAATACGGAGATGGTGAGTCTGAGATCGAGCACTGGTTCCAAAAGGAGATCCGTGGAAAGATAATTGAAATGCGGAAATGGAATGAGTGGTCAAATGGATCTGAGAATCAAGGCCTCAATAATTTGATGGCTAAACTCGAAAAAATTGATCTCGGTCGCCGTAATGATCTAAATCCCCACCACCCGGAATATAGAACCAACAAATATGGATCGCATTCCCAAACGGATGACGACCAAGTAGTGGACTGGGGAGCCAAGTACCGGAACTCTTCACCTGAAGAGCGAATCCGACTCTTGGAAGAGCATCCATGGCTTAAACGGATTGTGGATCTCTAAACGGATTTGAAAATGGATTCGTTCATAGGATTAGCCCGCCGAACTCTTGCGAGCTGACGGGCCTCTCCTTCTGCTACGAAAGTCCGTGAATGGCTCCATGGACAGCATCATACTAACCCAACTTAGTTCAGTGGACAAGCATTATTTATAGCCTCCAGCGGTAGTAGCATAGGAGTTAGTAGATAAGACTTTTTCCCCTATACCCTGTGCTGTAAACTATGAGAATTGGATACCAGCATAATATGTCCAAAGAGGGCTAAATACCGTCTCAACTTTTCTTACAGTACCTATACCCTATAAATCTTTAACTACTTAAATAGAGGCCTTTGGTAGACTCATAAACCCTGCAATCTGAGGCACTTAGCTGGTAGCACAAGACTTCTAGAAAGTACCTCGTGGGGATCCTTAGCTACTGTAAATCCTTGGCTACTAACAGACACCAAAACTCCCTATCCACTTATAAAGTCTTTGGCTACTAAATAGATCCCTATTTGGAATCGTCCCATCCCACAAACCCCTTGTCTCCCGACCTCCACCCCGCTACCATGCCCCAGCGCGAACGAGCGCACACCACTCAACCCAGAAGGACCAAACTTATGACGATCACCGTGGACAAGGTCTACAACTGCGACGGACAAGAGTACGCCGTGACCAAGTACAACGACGGCAACTTTCTCTGTGCAGCTCCCGGCTCCGACTGGGTCAACGCCGTCGAATTCAAGCACGCCGACGATCGCAACTCCAACCGCTACGTCTTGAGCGAGAACGACTTCGAGGCTCAGTACTACCCCGTGATCGACGTTGGCGTCACTCCTCCCGAGGCGACTCAGCTCCCGGCGGATCAGCTTCCGATCAAGCCTCCGCACGTCGAGCACTACTAGTCCCACGACATACTCCGGTGGACATCTGACATCAGCGTGGTGTTCACCGGAGTACCACTACGACCACTTTCCACTTGTCGCCTGACCACCGCCATGCCATTATAAACTAGGCGCAACCTGTCAGGAGTCACACGCAATGCCAGAACTCAGCCCCGGCAATTTATCCGGGACATTAATCCCAGCCATAGAGCCAGACGTTAACGAAATCCTATCCGAGCTCTGGCTGGATGAATTCTGCCGCAACGGTCTCTGCATGCTCTGCGGAAATAGCGGCATCATAACCAATCTCAAGCAGACCGGCCCCGTCGGCCAACCCTGCGGAGGCATTGCTCATTGCATCTGCCCCAACGGTCGCCGCCGCAAGGAGCTCAACCCGAACGAGCCCTTAGTCTGATGCGGGGCTCGGTACGCGTCTCCTTCGCTGGGACATGGCAAGAAGCTCGCAATTTCGCCAAGCGCCATAAGGGACTCACCGCCCCGAAGGGGCTGGCACATGGAGGCGACCAAGGTCTCCCGATGCTGTGTGCCACCTACAAATCATCCTACGAGTTGGACGAGAAGCAGGCACTCCTAGTCACCCTTGGATGGGACAAAGAGTTCCACTGCGTCGTCCCTAACGGACTCGGCTTCAAGGCTGACGGCTCTAACTCCAAGTACCGGGGTACTCAAGCCAACCCAGTCCGTCACTCACGAGAAATGGCATGAGCGGCAAGGGCGAGAAACTCCCCGTCCTCTTCCGGGTGTACCAAGACGGACGCCTAGTGCGAGAGTACACCGAGACACGAGCCGTCTACACTCTCAAGTCTGGCCGGAAACAGATCAACGACCTCAGTACACGCGCCGACCTCATTGAGGAAGGCGACCTCTTGGTCCGTAACATGAACTACCGCACGATCAAAGCCTATACTGGCGACGAGGTCCTCAATATGTTCACGAGGTCACGATGACAGACGATGAAGCCCACCTCGCGAGAGAAGCCACCAGCCTCGCTGCGGAAGCCACCAAGAAGAAATTCGCCAATCGCCTAGCGAGTGAAGATCAGCGTAACGGCTACGAAGTCGGCTATTACGACGCGCTGATGAGCGTCAAGGAAGCAATAACATCAGTTGTACTATTCGGACGAGAACATCCATGAGCAAAGATCAACCACCCGTCGAGCTAGACCTCCGCATCATGGTGGAGACAGCCAACGCCTATCTCGTCACGGAAGACGAAAAGAACAAAGAGTACTGGCTTCCGAAGTCCCAGATAGATATCTCGGATGATGAGCCAGAGGTGGGCAAGATCTACTCCTTCCTTATCCCAGAGTGGCTCGCAATTGAGAAAGGACTCGTGTAATGGTAAAGGTCGTAGATGCCTACGTCAACACTGAGGCGCTTCCGGACTACATTGAGTCTCTTTATGAGCAGTGCGCGACCATAATCTCCATCGCGCCGTGGCACACGAAGCCATTCCACAACGGAGCTGGAGGTGCTGCCGTTGAGTACCAAGTCGTCGTCTACCTTGTGCTCTACTTCATTGTCGCAGACCCCGATACCGCGGAGCACCCGCCAGAATGAAAGCGCAACACATAGCTACCGACATCTTCATCACGGATCTCCGGCTCAGTCCTGCTGAGCAGATGCAGAGTATCGATGATCTATTAGATGAAGAGGAACGTATGAGCGTAAATTACGAGATCGCCGTCATACTAGTCTTGGGGGTCGTAGCGACTGCCATTATAGACCGACTTGCCTCACGCCACTGGTTCTGGCAGCACCCGAAGGATCCTGAATAATGCCTACGAAAGACCCGCCCCAGATCAATGGCGACAACATAGTTGACCTAAGTAACCGGCTCCCACCAGCAGTCGGAGAGGGCTTAACCGATCCTCTACACCTCGACGATGACCCGAATCTTCCGGATTACGCCTTCCTTAGAGCACTCGCTCAGAAGATATACGAGGTCAAACGAGGTGGACTCAAGCCGGACGATTTCTTTGACACCGACATTACCGGGTTGGAATCCATCGCAGAAGTGCTGGACAGCGAGTCAACCCTACCTCTCCCGCTCGAGAGACCCACCATCGATGCCCCGTGGGACTATTCCATGCTTCGTGACCGATACATTGAACTAGCAGACGCCTATGAGGAGTTGTACGACCTTGACCTTGAAGCCCCGACACCTGAGCCTAGTGAAGACGGAACCGGAGATGACCCAGCAGCAGCGTGAACCAAAGTTTTCGAGAAATTGTTTTGCGATACTCAGCGCAGATAATCACCAACGCTATTGTCCTGTCTGTCAGGCGGATCCAGGAGAGTACTGCGCTCAGGGAGAAGAACGACTCACCCGATCAGTTCATGCTCAGCGAAACGAGGGTCGGGACTCTACGTCGAAGCCTAAGCGGCCGATCCTCCGCCCACTCTACAAGCCAGCGGGTGAGTCATGATGTCTGACCGCAAGCATATTCGCTCCAAGGCCGACCGTCGGTGGCAGCCGAGCAAGATACCGAACGACAATAGTCCTCAGGCAGCCGCCGAGGCGTTCGCTTGTGACCACACCCGCAAGTGTGAGGTCTGTGGCGACACCCCGGTCGTGAATGCTACAGGCCTCTGCGGCCCTCACACGTTTGGAGAGTCTGCTACGATGGGAGGAAACTGGTGAGGTGCTACTACGGATGCCCAGACTCTCAGCTTCAGGCTGTTATAGATGCACGGACTTCGGCGCTCAGCGATGCCCGCAAGCTAGGGATGCACATCGTCTACTTTCCGATGGAGGAGAAGTGGATGGCCTTTGACCTCGATCCTCATCGCGAGCGTAGTGGCTTCCACGACCATCCACGACAGGCGCTGGAGGAGGCTACAAGATGACCGAACCCACAGACGAAGAACGCCAGCGCCAGAGCGATTACTGGCACTCCCTTAGTCGCGCCGAAAAGCGTAAGCTCTCCAAGCATGGCTGGCCGAACTGGTACATCAACCGTGGCCGGATCAGCAATCCTCCCACGAAAAAGGAACTTAGGCAAATCAGCCATAGAAGGGCGCACTGATGTCAGACTCAATAAAATACTCGGCAGACTGGATTAAAGAACAGATCAGTGATCGCTACTATCTTCCGATTCGCCGATGCTCGCTCTGTCGCACGGCACTGAACTACATCGTCCTTAACGGTGAGGTCTTCTTTGATGGCAACTGTGAATGTGTCACCTACACGACTCCGCCGCGACCTTCAAGCTGGGAGTCTATCGCTGAACTCTTAGCTGCACAGTCCAGCGATGAAATACGTGATCATGTCATGATGACCCTCAAGGGCGAGGTGGAACCTGCCTAGCGGAATAATCTGAGCTTGCAACCAGACCCCGGCAGGTGCATACTAATAAAGTAAGGAGGCATTCCCCATATGACTAAGGCCAAGGAACAACCGAGAAACTGGCACACTCTGGCAAGGCAGCTAGCCGCCGAATCCCAGAAGAAGGACGACGATGCCCTTGAGAGCTTCAGTCGACAAATAATTCCGGCCATAAGATCCTTCCCACATCTTCAGAACGAGGCGCTGCTGGACATCGTCGCAGAATTCGGCAGTCTGTCTAACCACGACCCTCGTATGATGACCGCGTACAAACAATACGCGAAAGCAGCCAGTGACGAGCTACTCAGGAGACTCAAGAAATGTCGTGCATAAAGACTGGATGTGTCGCATACCTAGCTCAATATAACGAGTGGGTTTACGGCGATGCACATGAATTTCCTCACCGAACGCTAGTAATCCGTGCCGTTGCGAAGATCCGCAACCCGCATGAGTTGGTGGAGTTCGGTAACGTCAGGCATTTCACGGTCAGTAGGATGGCTGAGTGGTTCGACCGGCCGACCCGTCGCGGTGAAACTAGCACGATCATCGCTTGCGACCTCGGCTGGAGCAATCACGGATACGAGGGCATTCCTGAACCCCTCATCGTGCTTACCCCGAAGCTTGTTCCGCAGGAAGCTCAAGAAGAAGAAGCATGGGTCACCATTCGCCCCGACACGAATAGGGATGTCCTCTAATGGCCGCTAGGTATGATCCCACCAACGAGGATACAGACTATCCTTGGATCTGCCGATGGTTCGGTCATAAGTGGCGCTTTCATGAAGGCTTCCACACGATCGGTCAAGTAAGCGAACAGTATTGTGCCAGAAAGGACTGCCCTGCCAAGCGCGAGGTTATCTTCTGGGTGGACAGGTCAGTGCTATGACCCACGAACCTCTCCCCTTCATCCGGGCAACACCGACTCTCCAGCAGCGTGAACAAGCTCGTGCCAGTGAGCTGTATGATCTCGGTGACATGATGCTCATCTGGGTCAATGAGGGTGACATCTATGAGGTTAATTTCGCCGATCGTCTAAAGCAGAAGATGCCACATGAACTCACCAAGTGGGGTCATGTGATTGCCTTCATACTGGGGACGTTCGGAGCACTGCTTTCGCAAGCTGGCCTCGGCCTGATCATCACAAATCCATTGATGTTCGGCTGGGGTCTGGCAATGACAGTTGATGGAATACTGCTGGCGCTTATCTGTTGGAGCGCGGCCCACACGAAGGAGAAAACCTAATGGCGACGACACCGCCACCGAAAGGAACGACGATGACGTATGATCGTTTCATTACGCTTGCGTTCTACACGCTCGGTTCAATCCTATTCCTGCTGCTTATTCTGGACCGCCTCGGCGTCGCCGTCGGCTAAGCAGTTCGAATCGTCCGTCCACCTAAGACACGAGAGGTGAAAGAGTACCTGTGCCACCTAACCAGACAGGACGTCATCGCGAACGCCGCATGGACGGCTCCAGCATCATGGACTTCTTCGAGGAGCTTGAGCGTCGTGGACTAGAGCGCGGCCCACTGGATAGGTTTGAGTACCTGATGCAAAGGTATGGCCCAGACCTCATGTTTCGTATGATGGTTGACACCCTCCACGAAATGGGTGACTTGGATATGATCCTTGATATCGCTGAGCCTATGGCTGCTGAACACTATCAGCAAGAGTGGTTCCGTGAGTCCAAGCACCAGATCAGGGGTCGGCGTGGCGACCCTTTCGTTTCTGACGATGACTTCCGGCGCATGGACTATGTGCGTCACGGCCTCACGTTGGGAG